CCCTCCCTCAGCGTTTCCTGAATCTGCCTTGCCGTTGATCCATTGATTTCCGAAAAGTTAATGACTCGTTCACCCACAGTTGAAATAACAAATGGATCAATAGCATTGAATTCTAAACCCAAAGATGAAAGAATAGATGCCGCTCCATCGCTTACAGCCGCCGTAGTAGGTGGTAAAAGAGCTTCCACGATCAACATATTCTCATTGGGAGTATCAAAGGCAATAGACGAAAACTCATGGTCTTTAGTAAGTGCTATTTGTTTTTTAGATTTAAATAAATCCGTTGCCCCGCGCCAACGTTCTAAAACCCTTATTTCTTGTTCATTGAAAAATTTGGTTATTGCTGAATTAAAGACCGGTTCATATTTATTAAATAATCGGGCATTCTTCATCCAGGCTTTTGAGCGGTCACGAAAATCTTTATCAATAAATCCCCGTTGCTGTTCCTGTTGCGTGACACCTTCACCAATTGGAACCAGATTAATCGGCGCAGTAAATTCTTCCATTTCCTCTAATCCCGTTGGATCAAGATCAAATATTACTGGCCTTGCCTCATCCCGATTTATGATTCCAAGCGATACCCCCTTAAAATATCTTTCATCCCGTTTCTGTACATCTTCTCTTAGTGCCAACACCTTTGAAAAATCATGTTGAACTTCGACATTTTCGAGAGTTGTTAATTGCGGCAATAAGTTTTTATTGATTTCTGATAATATTTGCCTGGATAGGGGGAGCATTGTATTAGTCCAAAATACCGATTCAGCCGCCTTTATGGCTTCACGAGACAGCGAAGATGATCCGCGTGGATCATTCAGTAACTCCATCGGCACCCCGTAAAGAGTTGCAATCTTTTGATCATCAAAATCCAGCAATGGAATTATTTGGTTTTCAGCCAAAGATGCTTTATTTAAAACCTTCATCTTTAAACCACCTTCGAGTAAAGCCACTTTGTGCATGTTCTCCACGCTGCCGTATATGGATTGCATTTGCTCACGTAGTCGGGCAAATTCCGGTTCCGTGAGCTTACCGTCGGTTTCAGCTACAGCGCCTGGAAACATACCTTGAGCAAAAAACTTTTTTAGGAAGGTTTGAGAGTTTAACGATGTGATAATATTGGCTCTTGCCGATCTCATCTTTGAGAATCCGCGAAGAATGGAAAAGTAGTTGAATGACTTTATAAAAAAAACATCTTCCGGGGAGTGTCGGGTTACTTTCCCGTTCGATGTTCTTTCGTAGTGATCAATCAATTCAACCGGGTGACCTACTACTTTCATTTCAAAGCTGCGCCAATCTGAAAACAGTTGATTGATTTTCCCACTATCATCGCGGTCGAAATTCCAATACAATTCCCCCTGGATGTCAAGCAATGATACCGATTCATAATAAAATGAATAAGCAGAATCAAAAGCATTTGGAGAATTTAAGACAAATAATTGATCTTTATCCGAAACATCTATTTCCTCATCCCCGCGTTTCTGAATTATCTTTAATGGCAATGATGCGAAAGATGATGCTCGTATATCAATTGCCCGGTAAATAATTACCAAGTTCTCGTAAGCGGTTGCCAATGCCTCCGAATCACCGGGATAAAATTCATCGGATGTTGAGAATGAAAACACATCCCCCATTGTGGCAACGGTTCCAACTTGTTTTTGTGGAACATCAACTATGCCGAGCGCCTTTAACTCGTCTTGTATTGCTTCTTGAAACATATTCACCTAAAATAAAAACAGCCGCCCACTTGTGAGGAGAAAGAACACAAGTGAACGGCTGCTGATCTAAATTTAATTCTTCAGTTACACTTTACGGGGAGCGCTGCGGCAAGATTATATTTCTATTCCGCCTTTTTGTTTTGCCATGCACAACGCCACAAAAATAATCACGCGCTCCATAAAATGTAATCAATATATTAAACGACAGTCTCAAACCGCTAAAAATAAAATTTAGTATATCGTGTCTTTAAATACACCGTATTCCCAAAAGGGAGTGGGTCACATGAAATTCGACACTGCGTCATCACGACTTGATTAAATCAAGGATGCTGAGCTTTACATCATAACCCTGTAGTGTAAATCGCTGATATACTGATATTATTTATTCAACTGAATTCATTTTGAAATACTTTCCATCCATTCTTTTGTATAATGTCGATTGACAATTTTTATATTATTCAATTTTGAATGTTTAATTTCAATTTCAATTCGATGATGCAATCCATCCCGCAACGCTTCTTCTATTCTGGGATCAATAGATTTTAGTATTTTTTGCTTTTCTTGTTCTATGCTCATAAGTTTATCAAATTTACAATCAATAAAACAATTAACATAAATGGAAATAGAAACAACCCGAATATAAAAGTAAAATATCCATGAATCCACTTTATTTTGGGAAACAACTGCTTTAACTGTTTTATGTGGTTCCATTTGTCACTTGATGAATTCCAGAACATAAAGAATAAAATGGAAATCCAGGTATAAATAAACATCTGACAAATAAAAACGACAAATAAAAACGGTGCAAGCTGTGAGTTTAATTCCATTATTTCTTATTCCCGCGATCACTAAGTTTTATATATAATCCTTCTTTATCTTCTCTAATCCATCTATCCGGTAAGTTTTGTTTCTTGAGATATTTTTTAAGTTCTTTTCGTGTGCCTCGGATTATTTTTCTCATTTCAATCCATAATAATTAGCAAACCATAACCTCAAGTATGGCAACCCAATATAAATCTTTCTTTTACAGATAGAACAATACTCATAACACAAACCAGGAGATAATAAATGATATTTTTCATAATCATCAACATCCATAAAACGGTGAATTCCGATCTTACACAAAATTTTATTGAAAGTTTTGATATATACCCCTATTTTTAAAGTGTTCTTATATTTGGTTTAGGCTTCCTTGCATGAGTATAAATCGCATAGCGTTTAGTGTCCATTAAGTGATCATCGAATTTTTCAGGCTCGTCTAAAATATCACCATTTTTATTTTCTGTCCACCTGTAAGATTGACGTTCTTTATTCAAATCTTCATTTTCTGGTCTGGTATAAAATACGCAATTTTTACAAAAATCAATACCATCTTTTACATTTTTCTCTGCCGGCTGAATATTATACCCGGCTCGAAGAATCTCCTCAATTCTGGCAGGCTCTGCCGAATCAGCATAAATGATAGCGTTCTTATCTATTTTCTGACTTTCCAACTCTTTTATTAAGTCATTATTTGTCATTTTACATTTGTAAAGCCTTTGAGTTAAATAGTATTCCTGGTCTTTTATACCAATTTCAAGTAATGCGTTTGGGTTATTAAATCCGAAATCAAGGCCATAAATGGTTTCGTGAACTTCTGGGTAATTGTCCAGCATAACGTAGGGAGCATATATAATATTTTGCAAAATTCCCCATTCACCTTCAAGATAGACTTTACGTAAGGCCGGATCACGGATTGATTGCAATACCTGGATATATTTATCTTCGATATAAACATTATCTTTATAGGTAGATTTAAATACATAGGCATCTTCTTTCGGATTGAGAAAAAAAAATCATTAAGCCAATGATGTTCGTTTATGGGATTGAACGATAATAACATTTGATAATTTGTATTTGACTTACCTCTCATAAGCAGATCAATATCAAGGAAATCCTTATAGTTCAAGTCGGTTGTTTCCTCCGACCACTCTTTTGTTATACCTTCAGTTGATTTTGTTTTTTCGGGATCATCTAAACCAAGCGCAAAGGCTTCCGATCCAGTCGCCGGGCAATTTATCTTCATTTCGGTATTATTAAACTTGAAGTAGGGAGAAAGCTCATATTCAAAGATCAAATCTTTAAGTAATTGGAATTGCGATTTTCTTACAGTTCTTAATACTTTTCTGCAAAGCAAAATCCTTTCTCGTGCTTTCTGATTCAACATCCACAAGATTACTTGTTGCGCATTGTAATACGATTTCCCGGAGCCACGACCGCCGACCAAAACGATATAACGTTTCTTAATATTTAGCAAATGCTGAAAATTTGGATTAATCGGTATCTTGATTTCCATTGTTTCCCATTAATTCTTCTTTTTCAAAATCATATTCTTCTTCCCTTGACGGTGTTACGATTTGTATTTTAATAATTCCATCAAGTGAATTATCTTGTTTAACGGGAGCATCTAAACCTAAATACCGCGCTCGGCGTTCCATGATTTTTAATCCCCTGTCGATTGCGGAAAGATGCCCTTGCGAGATTGCTTTCCATATTGAAAGCAATATTGCATCTAATCTTTCCAATTCGAGTTTTAAAACTTCTTTGGCCGGTTCCTCAATTATTTGCATCATAGCACTCATAACTGCTTGAGCCGCACCAGAAGGATTTTTATAATTTAAAGTATCTGCAATCTTTTGATATGTCGCGCCGGCCTTTCTTAATTCTAAAGCCTGTCTTTGCCTCTCTTTGGCGGATATCCTTCTCGGTGATGTTTTACTTTCAGTCGGCATCTTTTACATCCGTTTTATTTACATTGTGCCACTGTTTATAAACTGTTGTTAATTCTTCACTTTTGATTTCATCGATTTGTTTTAAATCAATATCAAATTCATTTATTTTGGGCAATATATTAAAATCGATTTCTTTTTTACGTTTCAATGGTGTATCAAATCGCCTCCAAGTATACTTTACTATGTGTTGAGGTCTACCGTATCTACGGCCAACAGAAATCACGCCCGGCCACATTCTTTCAAGTGATCGAGCCATCTTAAGGCGACCATCCCCTTTATATAAAACATCCGTATTCCCACCCTTCATTTTCATCGAAGCCACTTTATCGATTGAAAAAATATTCATCAATATAGTACATAAACCACCGGAAAGAACTTGTAAACAAAGATCGGTATCTTCATTATATCTACCACGCCAGCGATAAGGAATATCATTTTTTACTAATAGACAAGAATAAACGTGATTATTTAATCTAAACGGCGGCAACTTCTTCCCAGAAACGATATTCATATCGTAATTCAATCCCGCAATCGCAATATTTTCATATCTATCAATAAACGTTTCTGTTATTTTTAAGGCATAACCAGAATCACACCTAATACGCTTCTCGTGCCATCTACGATAAATTTCTCTTATATTATCATCGAATATCCAATGTCGTGAATGACCTTGTTTTATAGAATGCTGCCATACCCAATTTCGCGCCGGTATTGAACCCAAGCCTAAATTACTGAATGGTAGAGTATAAATATATTCTTTCCCTAAACGGTTTTTATATTCTTCATATTCCTGTTGCTCAACAACCAGATGGAAAGGCACTTCATCTTTTATTAAAAACTTGGCAGTTAAACAATTTTCAAACCGCCCTTTGGATATTACATAAATCGGATATTTAGGTATATATTTTTTCATGGTTGAAATCTCATCGAGGATGGATTTTCTTTATCTTTTTTCGGCCACCAAGTAGATGTAATCGTTCCTTCGCCATCAAGCCCTATTTCTTTTTGGAAATTTAAATGATCTTTTATATTCCGAAAATTGATTGTAATTTTATTCCTATACTCCCCTTCCTGATATTCAGGCATACCCATCCATTCCATTGCGGCATCAAAATCATTAATTTCCGAATTATCACGAGTAATATATACCAAGTTTGCTAACATCATTTCATCGTAGCCCGTTCCCAGTAATCCATTTAAATCGTTTTTTACTCCCTTCAATAAATCACTCAATAACCTATCATCTTTCATTGACAAATTAGACATTTCATTATCACCTATAAGCAATTTCATTGCTTTCGGATCATCAAAATTATATTTAATTTTATAAATAGGTATTTTATTTAAATCTAAATCTTTGGCCGCTTTAACAACCCCGTGACCGGCCAGAATAAAATTGTCATTAGAAATAACTACGTTTTTATAAAAACCAAAATCCGTCAAAGATTTTTTAATATGTTTTAATTGATCTTCCTGATGTTCCTGATAGTTTTGTGGATGTTCTTTTAATTTATTTATATCAATCCATTGCAAATCGAATTTCCAATTATTTTCTACCATACATTGCTCTCAAAGCCTTTCTCCAATCCTCTATTGTTTTTACAAACTCCCGCTTCCTCTCATGCTCTTTTTGGATATTTATATCCTCCGATATATCTAATAATTCCCATTTCTTTATTATGTATTTCAACTTCAACCAAGTAAATGGATTATACCAACGGAAATTACGTATTTTTTTTATTTCTATTGGTTTAAATGCAACGCTGTAAAAATCTGTTTTGACGTTATCCATTTCCTTCTCTTCTATGCATAGTTTTTATGATTTAGCCACTTCTTTAAAGGTACGAGTATAAAAAATATTATTGTCACTATTTCCATTACTTTTCCTCTCTATTATACATAATCCTCAGTGCTTTTTTCCAATCTCTCCACCCATCCGGCGTTAAACGCTCAAATTCCTGTAAACGTTCAGCCACAAAGAATCTATTTATAAACATCCTCGGCGTATTTTGATCAACCGTGACCGGGATTATACGTTGGTCGTAAAACGAATAAAAGAAAGTTTCCCACAATGCCGGGCGATCATCGATAAACTTTTGGCATGAGCCCGCCCATGATGCGAGAATGTTGTTTGTGACTAATGACAGCCGCTTTACGTCTGCGAAATAATCAAAACCGCCACCTTGCCCCCATAGAGGCAAGGTAGTGGTTAAGACAAATATAAAGATTAACAGGTAGGTAGATATTAGAGGCAATTTTAACATAACGATTTAAAATATATTGATAAATCAAGAAATTCAAGTATTCATTCAAACAATATCTTTCAATTTTTCGCTTATTTCCTTAAAAGATTTTCTTTCTCGATCATTCAGGGAAATAATTAAATCAATATGTTCTTGAGTTAATCCGGCCCATTCGCAAATCATATAATCGAGCATTGAAATTTTCGATACTGTTTCATTTAAATATCGTATTCTTTTAACACCATCTTGGGAAAGAGACTTACCCATCATTGAACCATCATCGGGATCGATCCACTGTCCATCCTTCTCTTTAATATACTGATCCGCAATAACACCCAGAAAATCAAATTTGCCGTTACGGTTTAAATATGTGATGCCTTGTTGATAATCTCCGCTATTGGCCGCATCAATACATTTGCTTAAATTATCATTCATATTTTTCTCCTAAAAAAAATTAACCCCTGAATTCTTGAGCCGGTTTTTACACCGAAGAAAACAGGGGTTAAACTATTTGTGTTTCCGGCTCAAAGGAACATAACAAAATATGTAATCTATTAATTATTTAAGCATCGCCGGGAGAACGGAGGGAAAACCCCCGACGATGCGAGGGAATTCTGGGAATTCAATTAACTCGAAAAGCTAATCCAGCTATAAAGATTGGTTTTTTGCCATCGACAGTAATAGCTGCCACTTTTAAATAAACTAAATCGGGATTAATCCAAATTCTAAAACCTCCCAGGAAATTAATAAAAGAGTTAAAACCATTCATTTCAAGTATCGCATATTGGGGATTGAGAACTAAATGAATCCGAGGATTAAACATCCAAAGGAATTGAACACCCAACGATGTATAACCCAAACTATCAGCGCCCGCAGCCGGATTAAAACCGACTTCCCATGTCGCGCCGGTAAGAATATTTTCGGAAAACCAATAATCAAGATTAAGCTGAACTGAATTATAATCCGGCGAAAGATTAGCAGTTGAATCTGCTTGTTGGAATGTTTTACCAGTTATAAACCCGGCATTCAATTCTACATTACCCCAGACTTTCCGCTGATCCTGTGCAAACACAACGACCGATAGAAATAATAATACTGTAACAATAATTAATATAAATATTCGCATAAGAAATCCTTTCTGTTTGTTTCACGTTAAACTATTGAAATATTAAAATGATGTCAAGTATTTTCCATCTATCACATAGTTAGGCTTTTTTGTTTTTGATAATATCGTTAACAAGCCCTATTAATTTTAATTTTGCTTTTACAGCCACCCTATCGCTTCGTTGATACATCCCTTCAACGTTGCAAATTAGGGAATCGCTATTAGCACCAGACGGAGCCATACACAATCTTTGCCCATCACAACCACAGTAAGGAAAAGAACAGTTACGAAAATCAGCTTCTGTATTACCGTATTCGTCAACCTCTAATTTGCAGTGCCGACATATTTCGTTGGGTTCATGGTCAAACGCATATTCACAATGATTATCAGTCATAATATTAATTTCTCCTTTAAATCAAGTTCGCGCCTAACTCTACATGCACCTGAAACCGCAAAAAACGCGGTTCAGGTGATGCAAGTTGTTAGGCGGTTAATGGCATTTGCACAATCCGCCGTTATAGGCATACGGCCCTTCATTTCCTCCTGGATCATTTTCATTGTAATGTTCCCCTGGAATGCCATACCAATATTCACTATCTCCACAGCAATCACAAACAGAAACATCGTGATCTTCGTTGTCAATAATCCATTGTAGAATCTCGTCATGGTCTTTATCCTCAGCCCAATCACCGATTTGGTCTATGTTTAAAAATCCAGTACTTTCGCATCTGGTGCATGTCATTTCTTCTTCTCCTTTAATCAAGTTCCCGCCTAACAATCGCCTCAAGCCGAACCAAAAAACGGTCGGCTTATGCTAATCCATTATATGGCTTGTGCCCTTTCTAAAGCATAGCAGCCGCGAATATCTTTAAACCATCCGACGGCTGTATGGCCTCCAAGCAATGTTGCGCCGTTCGTCGTTTCGGTTTCAATGAAAGTTCCATCATCCATTTCTACTTTCACCTTTTGACCTATTCCGTACTTTTCATTCCAGGCAGACGCCAGCTTTCTTTGGTTCATTTTCTTCACAATTTTGTCTCCTTATAAAGTTCGCAATCTAACTACAAATTAAGCTGACAAAAGGGGCGGGATACTTATCAAAGACGGCTTCTCCCGTAGGCTATCCCAACCGCTACCCAAAACATTACTGCATGGCGCGACCCCTTTTGCAGCTTATCAATGTCCATTAGATGGCTTTGTCTGCAAATTTAATCATGTTTGGCGGAAAGCAATCACATTTCCCATCTTCAAATTCGACAACACCATTGACACATGAGCCATCTTCGTCCGCGAATGTTCCCCAACAGTGGAAATGTCCTTTACGTTCTTTTACAAAGCAAGGCCGCAACCCAACTACCGCTGCACCCGATTTTAGGGCAGCAAGCTTTCTATCTAACTTTTCAGGTAATTCGTCAATTTGTTTTTGTAAATCATTCACATTTTCTCCTTTACCCTAAAACGGGTGATCTTTGTCTGTTATACCGCACCTGCTTTAAAACGCTGGTGCGGTATCATTAATATCTTCAATATCTTCGTCATCTTCATTCCCTACTAAATTCCACCACTTTTTGCACTTAGAACACTTACAGTCATAATCGTGGTTACTTGCTTCATCAAAGTCTTTTAATTCTTGGCCACTAAGCGGTATAACTACCGCTGCACCCGATTTGTGGGCATTGTCAGGGTAAACTTTCATTTTTTTATCCCAAAAAATTTCCGCTACTTCGTCAAACATTTTTCCTCCTTTTAACCTGAGCAAAGGGCGATTGGGGAACTTGGTAGAGTCCCCGGGCGGATCCCATCTGTCGCAAACCCCTTACTTTCGTAAGCAATGCCCTTTCCAGGTTATCAACGTCCATTAGGTGCTTTCTGATTTATTCGTTTTGTCAACAAAAATACTTACGGATAAACAACTCTTTTTTGTAACTCCCTCGTTATCGCCAAATGCTAAAGAAAATCCTTGTTTTCGATTGTTAGCGATAACATTCATCTTCGCGTCCGGATTATATCGTTTAAGTTTTTTAATAAACTGCTTGACGGTGATTTCTTCCATTGCTTCTCCTTTAACTCAAGTTTACACCTAACTCTACATCTCGCCGTTGAGTTGTATCTAATGCATCCCACAATATTTTGTTTTCGGATGTCAATTTTTTAATTTTTTCTTTTAATTCTTCGATTTCGCTGTCTCTAAGTTCTTTTTGATATAATCCACCATCAATCAAATCACTAATTGCGTCTTCGTCATTTCCTGTGCAACTCATTTTATACCCTAATCCAGCCTAACAAGGCATCAAGCCGATGCCGGAAGATTAGGCATGTTAATATTTAGTTTTGTAGGGCACGTCTTATGCCCATTCCGTTAGATTTCTCCGCTTAGTTTTATTACCTTCACTTTGCCTATTGTATCTCCTATTTCGTTTGAATGCAAGAACAACAGCCCTTTTTCGCCGCTAAGTATTTCATTAAAAAACCACTCCTTAGCCTCCGCATCTTCATCGCCACCATGCACCGTTTTTGCATCATAGCATAATTCTATTTCAAGTTTTAAAGTTTTTTCTCTCATATTCAAACCCTTTCATGTTGTGTCGCTCCAAAATCTAACAACTCGTCAAGCCGACCCGAAACGACCGGGCGGCTTACCTTTGTCCGTTATACCGCTCCACACAAAGGGCAATCTCCGAGAATATGTACATTGTCACATTCGTTAAGAGCTTCAAACCAGCCAACCCCGGCGTGTGACATTGCTAAGGAAATTCTTTCAAGGTAGGTCTGCGGTTCAAGCTCATAACCTTCAACACAGCTTGGCGGTATAACCAGGGCATCAACCTGAGCCTTGTTTTCGATGTTGTCGCCATTCTCGGTTTGTTTGTCATCTGTCATTGGCAGCTTCTCTATAAACCAGGTTGTGTTTTTATCTCGTTGTTTATTTGATACAAAATTGGCACTATCAATTTCTTTTCCCTTCGCTTCATATCCGCTTGAGTCAACTGTACCTAACACTTCACGCCCGGTTTCGCTACCCGCCTTAATGATGTAACCATATTCATAACTCATAATATAACTCCTTCTTGAAATTTTTCTATCCGACAAATTGGGATTTCGTTTTATCAAGTCTACAATATTTAAGGGATACGGTTTCATGTGTCGCTGCAAAATATAACCATGAATTAACCTAAGCAAAGGGAAGCCGGATTTGCCATCCAACTCATTTAAGAAATTGAAAGCGCTTTCAAGGTCTTAAAACATCTTGCCAGATGCCCTTTACCAGGGTTATTAATGTCCATTATTTGGAGCTTTTGGCGATTAATTCTTTTCGTTCCATATCGCACATCTTTACATACTCCTCATCAATATAGGGCTTTACCCCCTCAAGGACAAACGCTGCTGTCAGGAGATCAAGTTTTTCAATCTCCTTTCGGAAAGAACTAATTATTAGATTAATTGGTTGATCCTCAAACATAACAAATTCCTTTCTTTTAGATAAAATAAAAACAACTCAAGTATAAATGTCAAGTCATTTAATTTAACATTCACAGTTTTTTATTATAGTTCCAAATTGCTGCTTTGCAAAATACCAAATGGAACCGAATAGATATTCATCATAACAAGCGATTTTCTGAAACTCAATTTTTCTCAAATCATCAGTGTCTATATTAAAAACACCATCTTTATAAAATTCCGAGTAAAGACTTTTTTTCTTCTCTCTAAATGCTTCAATAACATCATTGTCAAAGGGTGTATCGGGCAAGATAAACTCCTGAACATTAACCGATGCAGGGCATTTTGAGCAACGCTTTTCTCTCCACGGTCGAATAAATGAATATTGACATCCTTCACCGATCAATAGTTTATCACCGTTCATAGTCAATTGCCAATGTGACGGGAATCGATCTAATATACTCTGGTTTATATAAGACGGGTAGAAATCATCAGGCATTTTTAATCCTTTTTTTTAATCTATAACTTTTCCCACTGAATTTAATGGGTTTACATACCTCCAAAATCCTATCTAAAATCGCCGGGTCGCATTGAAAATGTTGATACATTACCTCAACCGTTTGATTTGTAGTGCAAACGATTGGTAACCTATTGCGATATCTAATATCGATGATATTAAAAAAAGTTTGCTTAACCCATTCAGTCAATTTTTCCCTCCCAACATCATCAAGTATCAATAAGTGACAATTTACAAGGTTGTCATAATTAAAATCATTTTTTATAATCAACTCGAATAATTCGGATGTCGATTGCATTATCACTGATTTCTTATGATTGTCTAAAATATATTTCCCTATAGTAGCACAAAGCATCGTTTTTCCCAGACCGGAACTACCGGCAAGTATTAAACCGCTTCCGGTTTTCAAGTGTTGATCGAAGTTTTTTGCGTATTCCAGGCATTGAGCATACTGTTTCTCTAATCCTTCCTTGTGAATATCTTCAAAGGAAACGTTTTTAAATCGTTTATGAAAAAGGGAATTGTTTTTAGCGGTCATGTATTCCTTGCCGCATATACAGCGATCTTCGATTAAATCAATATCACTGTTTTTTAATTGGTATATTTTAATTCCATGACAATTTTTACAAGAGTTTTCGATCACCGAAACGAATACGCCTTTACTAATTTCCCTTTCACTAAATACATTTTTGAGATTAGAAGTATCCTTTATACTCGTGATCATCCATGGATGAATCATTCTGTTTTTCCTTTCCGTTTGATTGTTTACCGTTAACCGGGTATATACCTGGCCACTTTTCCGATGCTATTGTTGCATCAATCATTTTTTTAGCTTGTTTATGGTTCACATTAGATTCTTCAACCAATTTATTCACCATTTTAGTAACACCCATTTGAGATTTAAAGGGTGAGTTGATTATATCCTTTCGATACTCATAAAATTCCTCCAATGGCTTTTGTAAATTGTTCCACATTTTCAAACGACCAATATCATCAAAAGCCTTTCCGCAAAAATCAAGAAATTCTACTAATGATAAAATTTTCTTTTTCGATTTCCGTTTCCCCCTGGGGGGATTAAGGGGGGTACTTTCTTCAATTGATTCTTTTAAATGATTCTCTTTATTCATATTATAAGGAAGTGACAGATTCGTACCTTCTTGAAGTGACAGATTCGTACCTTCTTGAAGTGACAGATTGTCACTTTGCTCTATGTCTAAATTCATCCATTCTGTTTCTAAAAAAAAGTAATCATTCGATCTATTTAATCCATTTCTTTTCCTCTCAATCAAATTTGATTTTCTCAATTCATCAATAAATCTTATAATTTGTCTTTTATTCGTTCCCAGACTTTCCGCGATTGTTCCAATTTTAGGATTGCATTTTTCATCTTTTCCCGCAAATCTTGCAAGTCTGGCATAAACCAATTTTGCTCCAGGTGAAATCTCTTTTCTCGCTTCCAACCAATTGGGAACAAAAGAACCAATCCACATCTTATAAGGACTAATTCTTTTCTTGATTCCCGGCATAGCCAACGATTCGTCTTTTTCGGGATATTCCATTTTAAATCTCCCTTCATTAACCGTAAATAGAGAAAAAATCTGTTTGCAGCATTTGAATATTGAAAATGCCATTATCTAATTCTTTTGAAAAATCTATTAGCATAAATCTTTTAAGTCTATTTAAAGAAAGATTCAATTGCTTTTGAGTTATACCGAGAAAATTACAAGCAGCAAATCTTAAAAATTCGCCTTTATTTCTACCTATAAAACTATAAACCAATTTATCGATAGGTATCAATATCTTGTTGTTAATGACATAAATTGGAATAATAAAAACATTACCTGGAACAAATTCATCAAATTCCATTTCAAATCTCCTAAATTTTATTGAAAATGATGTTTTTCAAAGATGCTTTCAATATAGGGTTGTTGTTTAATTTCAAATATTTTCCAACATCTTAAACATTCCGTAGTATACTTTGTCTCACTTTTAACATGACCAATAAAAAAACAAATAATTTTTGAAAAAAATATTTCTAAAGGATATTTCATAATTACCTCATAAAAAAATCCCGATCAGGCTGTCTTAGAACTGTAGGAGCCTAACCGGGATTAAGTCGGTTAAAAAATTATTCTAAGACATTTACAATATAACATATTAAACCTTGATTTCAAATCAAATTTTTTCATCTTCTGATGCATGACATCCAAAAGTCATTCCACAATAAAAGCAGCGTTTTTTCTTACCTTTTATTTTTCCACGCCTCGGCCCACGTATATCAGAATCATTGAATGCATGAAATTGACTGTAAAACATGTGTCTTTTAGGATCGGCATAAATTTCTTGTATACGAAAACTCATTTCTTTGTCGATTGCTTCATAATCCATATCTTAACTACCTCAATTATTAATGTTTCTATTTTTCAAATCACTAAAATTCTTTAATCGAATGGATGTGGTGTATCTTCGTTCTGGCGAAACATCCTCTTAATAACCTTAAGTTTTTTTATACCATTCGCGTATTTTACTCATATCGACTGATTCTTTATTCCTTTTAATCTCTCATTTGATTATTTAATCCCCTTTACCCCCAAAGCACTCAACCAATTTTGAGCGCCTTCAAATGTCATTTCATCAACGTTACCGGTATCAAAAACCCATTCTTCTAAATCATTTGGGGATAGTTTCATAGCCCAATCATCTTTACGTTTTTTTAAATCTTCAATCTGCTGTTTCTGGATTTGGGATATTGGCTTTACTTCTGATTTTATTTCCTCATTTTCATTTGTTTCTGTTTCCTGTGTTTCCAGTTCGGTTTCTTGATTCCCGTTCATTTCTGTTTTTTGTGCTATTGGCTCCGGGGTGATTATTGGTTTAAGCCCTTCAACTTCGTTGTTGTGAAATTCGACATGCGAACCTTCCTCGAACGCTTGGACTTGCTCTTGATTAAAGTTAATTGGAATGTGTTTACTTAGTCGCCGTGAAACCGTTTTCCTACCCATTTCGCCGGGTGACTTTCTCCATGCCGGTGAATATTCACCGCTTTGATTTTTCTTTGCATAATTGCCTTTGATTTCATCGACCTCCGCCACGCTCATCGGTTCGTATTCCATGCTACCATCTTTATAGAGACAAATCGCAAAAAACCCGATAAAGTCTCCATCATTAAAAGATTTTGGTTTGAAATTTACATACGGCTTTCCGCGATCAATGCCGTATTCAAACTCATCGCCTTCTCGAACCGCTCCGGTATAAAAGTTCTCAACCGGCTTTACGGCAAAGCGCTTAACGACTTTTTCTTCACCTTTGTAATCGGTTTGGAAGTTCATTTCATACATATTGGTTTCTTTATTCCAATATGGGATTACATAACATTCTTTTTGAAAGAAATCCAAATCCAATACCGCCCCTTTAAAAAGGGCTTGTGCGACAGATGTTGAATCCGTTTTTTCAATATTATCAATAGATTTAATTACTGCCATACAGTTGTGAAGAAACCGTTCCGAATTGAATCTTTCCGGCAATGCCGATAATTTTTCACTCAATCGTTTTTTCAAATTGTTGTTTATTTGCGCTAAATGATTGGTTTTGATTTGCGCGATTTGTTGTTTGTCGTTACTCATTTTGAACCTCTTTTTTTAATATTTTGATTCTACGATCTAATTCATTGACTAATTCGATTGCTTGATCGATATTTAATAAAATTTGGCTACTCCATCCAGTTTCGCCTACTCTAATCTTACCATTGAATTTTGTTATAGTAATGGCTCTATCACCAGAATCGATACTAATAAAATCTTCAACTTCAAATTTATCTAACGATATACTCTTACTAATTTCACCACCCCGTAGACGATAAACTTTGCTCTTCATAAAACTCTATGCCGGGATATTTCAAATTTCCCCCTCTTTTCCCGGCCATTCTATTCAATTCCCCGTTATCGATACTTACAAATGATAAAAGATTTTCATCCTTTAAGGCCGCTGCCAGGAATGCTTTTTTGTTTACAATTTTAGCCTTCCAGGTTTTTCTAATCGATTGGCCTTTTACTTTAGGCACAGACGTTTCAACAGCAATCACGTTGGCTACAATTTCATCCGCCTCTATTAATCGTTGTTCTTTTAATTCCGGCGTTTTTAGTTTCTCGGCTTCTTTCAATAGTTTTTGGCGCTCTTTTTCTACTCTTGCATCTTCAATCGCTTGACGTCTGGCTTCCTCTTTCCGGCGTATTTGTTCTTGTTCATTCTGATAACATAATTGCAGTTTTTTTGTAATCGCCTCTACCGCTTTTAGAGGATCAAGCATATCTTTTTCTTTACCACAAATTTCTTTCCAGGTCTTGTGAGCGCTTGTTTTTAATGTTCCCCAATATTCAGTAACATTTTTCTGAACAGTTTTTATTTCTTTCAAGAACAAAGCGCCTTCTTGGTATTGTTCTGGATTGCCAATTGCCATTGATTCGGCCTTAGCGACCGCTGTATTAATTTCTTGCTCCAATTTTACTACTTGCAAATCTTGCATAATCTTTCTCCTTAGTTAATAGTTTAAGTTTTTCCAATTAGCAACCGTTAAGGATGCCAAAAAAATACGTTGTGATTTCTTTATATCTTTTACCCATTTCAATTTGTAGTTGCCATTTTCTTTTAATTCAATGGCGCAGGCTTTTTTGATTTTGGTTTTATTGTTTTCTTCCCACAACAGAGAATAAGCAGCCAATTGCAAATCAACCATAGGCTCAATAGATGATTTAATATCCGCCAAAATATCACCTTGCAAAATCAAATCCAGTGTTCCGGCAAAGCGGTATCGATTAGAACATAATTTAATTTCGGATTTTTCAACCTGAAAATTGTTTTCCTTGATACACTTTTGAAATGCTTCAATTCTCGCCTTAATACGTTCATCAACCGTATTCCAATCTAATCGATTTTGAATCATATAATGAATGGATAAATGAACCGCTTTACCCCGGTTGGCATGCCATTCCGACCAGTAAGGCCGGGTGCCGAAATTGTCTTGTAATACGCTCGTCACGCCTGGAATGATGCGACCTTTAAGCCGGTAAGTATGAGTGGAATCGTCAAAGGTGAAATCTTTCATTATGATCCCAAATATTCTACGGTGTGGCCATGTTCTCGAATTATTTGAATTGCTTCTGTAATATTTGGCTTATCGTAAGTATCGGAAAAAATATCGTACCACAGTTCAGTATTTAGACCAAAAGCAAAATTGATTATATCGCTATCGCTTGAATCATTACCATTTAATCGATATTCAAAAATCGGTTTTCGTTTCATTACTTCCTCTTGTTGTATTCAATTATGGCTTTGGTAAATTGAGAATTTTCTATCATATTCCATTCATCACCGATATGAAAATATGAACCCGAAAAACAATTGCCATCTTTATTCATCACCCATACGGCAAATTTATCATCTTTAGATGACAATGCTAAAACTATAAAATGATCGTCGGATTTTTTCTTCAAAATAATACGATAGCCGTTTTTTAGTTTTTGTAGTGCTTTCATTTTTCCACCTCTGACTGATTTATGATAACTGTCTTTATTAACCGGATGCCATGCAATTGTGCATAGAGGATCAAGCTGGACACAAAGTCAGTTTTGCTGCTATCGCCTTTTATCTTATTCAAAATATCGTCGGCTTTCTTTGTGATTCTTACATGTTTTGTTTCCATGCTATCCTCTATTTATTTGTTTCCATTAACATTTTATCAAAGCCCAATTCAGTAACCAATTTGATATTAAATTTCATAACATACTCCTTTTTAAAATTCCTGCAATTATTTGTTTAATTTTAAATTCAATTCAATGTAAACATTTTGTATACAAAAGTCAACATCTATTTTAAATACTCTTATGTTTATTTTTATGTTGACATTTGCAATTTAATTGTTTAGTTTAAGTAAACGAAAAGGATAGTATGAAAAAGCCGAAGACATCGAAAAGTAGAAAAAGACGACACGTTACAATCACGTTACCGCCGGAAATTTATAATTCATTAAAGGATATTTATAATATCACAAACGGAAAGTATGATTATTATTCCCGATTTATTGAAGATATAACAAGAAAAGAGTTAAAAAAATATGATAAACATGTGGGAAATAAGTGAATTAACATCTTTCAATAGATATAATTTGAAAAATTTGCCACAAAAATGTGGAATATATTTCGTCAAAATCGATGATAGTATTTTATATATTGGTAAATCTATAAATTATAAAAATCGTTTTTATAATTCAAAGAATAAAAAATCAAAAAATGAATGTTTGGGGAAACGCCTTGCGGTAGATAAAGATACTCAAATGATTTGGCGTATCATTGCTGCTTTCGATGGTGAAGATATTTCCAAAGTATTATATAATTATGGAATGAAAGTTTTAGAAGCTAAAAATATCCAATTGACTGATAAACCAAACGACAGGAGAAAAAATGGAAATCACAAAAGTAAAAATAAGTAGATTATTTACTATTGAAGGATATCAAAATATTTCTTTTGGTTATGAGGCTCAACCAACCAACGAAACAGAAGATCCCGAAGATGTAAAAAACAATTTATTCAAGCGGATAGATTATGATTTTTTGAATTTCTGCATAAACAAAGACATAAAGAATGACCTCATCAAAACGGAATTATTTTTGAAAAAAGACATTGAAAGCCTGAAAAACGAAAAGCAGCGAATGGTAAACGACGTCGAGCTTTATAAAAAAAAATACGAGAAAATACGAAAGTATATGGAAGAAAAAATGGGCATTGAAAATGTATTTGGAGATGTGCCGTTTTAAAAACGAATAAAAAAATTGATATAAAATGAAAACAGCCGAAAAACACATTAACATAATCAACCAAATTAATTCAACACGCTTTAGCGTCTTGGCTTTTCGTGCATATCCCAGGTTTGGATTTTATCGCAAAGGCGAATTATATCCTTCCGATGTTTTCGATATTTCTTTATTTCTTATCGCCTCATCATTCTGGAATTTCTTTGCATTTTTCTTTTTCGCTTCAAGAGTTAATGTTGCAACCGGCGCATATTTACCACAAACAGCGGTGATAATTTTGGCCGGAATTATTTCTATTGCCGTGGCAAAATCACTCCGGGATCAGTCTTTTGAGAATGTTAAAAATCACTTTCTATTTTTACAATTCAAGAAAGTGCCTTCCGCTAAAGAATTGATTTTGAATAGCTTCAAATATTCTTCAAAATGGATTTATGCCCCCTTGCTGTTGGGATGTTTTGGCGCTACGATATTTGTTTATGATGTTATCAAAAGCGATTCTTTGACAATCGAAAATATTGATAATAGGCTTGTGGAAATATCCGGTGAAATTCAGCGAAGCTATGGCCGAGAAGAAAATGACGTGAATCTTAGAGTCCAAGATGCAATAGTCTTGAGACAATTTAATAAAATTTCAATAGGCAAGGGAAAAACTTCAACCGACAAAGCAAATGAAATTGATTCGATAAGGGTTTTCTATTCCGGGGTTAGAGATATTTTAAATTCGGAGAAAGCTGATTTGAGAATTGCAAGACAAAAAAGCAAACCTGCCGGCATGTTGTCTGATTTGGTAGATTATTTAGGTAGATTATTTATTGCGTTTATAGTGGGATGTTTATTGTCGCTTTCAATTGATGTGTCAGGTATGAGAAAGGTCTTTTGTTCATTCAGTGTCGCTTATTCTCGGTTATGGTGTTCGGGTATCGAATATTATATTATAAATAATAGTAAAACTGAACAGCAGGACAAGGAGAAAGTGAACATAAATGAACAGTTGGAAGATGAACACTTTGAACAAATTGAACAGGGATTCGATGAAGAAATTGAACAGTTTGAACAATACGAAGATGATGAACTGAACAATTTAAGTAATAAACAAAAAACATTCTATAAGCGATTCATGGAAGAAGATGAAAACGTGTCACAGACAGCCAAAGGATTAAGAATAAGTAGGAACACCGCCTATAAAAGAATTGATGAATTAAAAAAACTCGGTTTGTTAAATGGAGAACTTAAAAATCAGTAACAAAAATAAAATGAAAAGGAAATTTCAATGGGTGAAATAGCAGATGATATGTGCGAAGGAAGATGTTGCTCATGGTGCAATGTTTACTTTCAAAAAGAGCATGGTTATCCTGTAGCTTGTGAGAATTGTTGGGATGAATATGAAAACTCATGGGTTGCCGTACTTGAGGTTGTTGAATTAATGGAAAATCATCCTCAACTATATAGGCAGGTGGGTGTTAAAAAAGCAATACATAAAGAATTGTAAAAATTATGGATTTTTCTGGCATAGCAAAAGTAATCAGAACCATAATAATATGGACTTTATTGGTTTTATTTTTAGGTTCAATTCTCGATATAAGTTTTGAGAAATGGGTAAAATTTACCTTGCCCAAACCATCAATAAAAATTGAAGAAAGTGCTTCACGTGAAACACCAGTAAAAACCGTTTATCTAATCGACAAAAAAGAAGTCACTGCGGAAGAATATTTTAAATGGGCTGAAAAGGAATTAAAGAAAACATCTCAAAAGCCTCCGCGAAAAGGCAAAGGATTAAAGTTCACCGGCTCCGGTCGAACTCGGAGCACTACAAAAGGAGACATTCATTATGGGAATGGAAGATAAACAAATTTGCAAACATTGGAATGATGAAAACGAAGATACAGGGAAGGGAATCTAATATGAAAACTGAAAGTATTATAGTAATGCGAGTTGATGAAAACAACAACCGCGAATATAGACCCTTGGGCCTTTTTCACATTTTTAAATGTTATGATGAAGAAAGAAAGGATATGATTCAAGAGGCTTATATCTCAATAGAACAAAGAAAACTTACTGAAAATGTAGCGAATTTTTTGGCTGAAAAATATAATGTTGAAGTAATTTGGATTGCAGAAAATATATGAGAAAACTTATTAGAAACGCCTCTACATTAATATATTATTGTATAGCTTTTTCGATTCCGGTATTAGTTCATATATACTATAACTTTACGGTTATCCCAAATCCAAGCGATGTTTTAAATCCCGGCGCATTCTTTAAAATCTTTTCCCTCATTTGGATGGTTGCTCTTTTGGCTTATGGCTTTTATAAAAAGTGGCTTGGTTTTGAATGGTTTAAAAAAAGCAATTTTGAAGAACTATTTGATAACGCATGTATGGAACTAAAGTTTTTTAAATTCAATCCTAACAACGAAGACGATATTTTATTCCCCGTGTCGGTAAAGGGAAATACTGCACTAATAACAACCAAAGGGCAAACCGAAGCCTTCTTAAATAGGGTGCAAGACTTTAGTGATGCAACTGGTTTAATGCTATACCGTGTCGGCAGAGCATACCATCCCGAAAAAGGAGAATTGCCGGGAATAATTAAAATGAATTTTACGGATAAAGGATTAACTACAAACATAAAATTCTCGGATATACCGAAAACAAAATTTGGTGATCTGGTAATAGGTAAGACCGTTGATGGATGGATGACTAAAAACATAAACGATTTAAGATATACGCTTGCATTTGGCGAACAAGGCAGCGGTAAAACATCATTCTCCGAATCCATGATGTTACAAGTTTATCAATTTGGATTACCGCTTATTCTAATGGATTTTAAAAATAACGAAAGATACGGGCAATTAAACAAGATAGGGAATATCATTACCACCGGCGACAAATGGGAGGCATATCATATATTAACTGTTCTCGATCAAATATCCGCCTTTAGAAGTAGGCAAATAACCAGGCAGGGGAAACAACATTATTATCAATGTAAACCCGCAAAGGTTGGAGAAAGAATAATCCGTATAAATTATCCGATCATTTTATTTATTGATGAATTATATCTTGCGTTAGAGGGGAAAAAAGGTGCATCTGCAATGCTTTTAAACGGATTTACGCGCCTGGCTACACAAAAACGATCTCAAGGTATTTTCGCGCATTTTATTACTCAATATCCCGACAAACAAACATTAGAGGGCGGTTTTAGACCTAACATTTCAGCCTATTTTGGATTCCGTTCTGAGGATGCGGTAATGAATATGATTTTTAATAAATATAAAGATTTAAAAATTTCTCAATATGCTAAGGGACGGATGTTTACCGATGCGAATGTTGACCTTGAACAAGTTCAATCTCCTTATTTGAAGGAGGGGCAATTGAAACAAAGAATGAAAGAATTAAACAAAAACGATTCAAATCTTATCCGATACCTTAAAAGTTATGTCAAAGCGAAACAGGAAGAACATAGCAAAAAACAAAAACCGGTTAAAATGTTAGCCATATGAACACATTTCACGAAGTTAATATAATTGTATTTTTCATTCTAATGATCTTGATATACGACGCCTGTCAAGAAATCGCATTAAATTCTTATTCTAAAATTACAATTAAATTAACTGAATCCAGAAGAGTAGAAAGCTGGCATTTTCGTTTTGTTAAAGTAGACACCACAATCGAAGATATTGAGAAAGTGGATGAAAGTTTTCAAATCTCTTTTACCCAGGCAGACACACTTGTAATACCTGATTCAACTCAATTCTTTTTTGTGGCCGGCACCGACACGATTCAAGAAACGATTTTCCCGGATTCATCCTTTTATGAAAACGATTCTTTGATTGTGATACAATATCATAATTCTGAGATAACAAGGGGAATATGGTATTTAACTATTTCAACCCGATTTAAAGATCATATAAATCAATCGTTTTATTCCAAACCGGTTTGGTTTGAGATTGATATAATAACGGGGATTGAATGAGATTCGTTAGGCAAAAACGTAAATACACGATTGATAAAAAACGTATTCTCAAATCCGAAAAAAACGGTCGGGGCATTGGATATGTTTATCTTTTATCAAATCCGGCATTCTATTTAAGTGATTCAACTCCGATTTATAAGATCGGGCATACCTTGAGACAGCCCGAAGATCGCGCATGGGAATTATATGAAGATAATACGGCAGTTCCCTTTAAATTCAAGATTGAATCTACGTTTAAGGTTCCCCCTAAATTTGCTGAAAAAATAGAAAAACTTGCACATAAAAAACTTAAGGTTTATCGAGTAAATAAATATCGGGAATTTTTCGCTTGTCATATTTCCATCTGCATTAAAGCAATCGAGGAATCGACAGCGGAATTGATGATTAAGAAAAAGAAGAGGTTCAAATTAATATGAACGGCTTCATTGATATTATTTTATTTGGTTTTAGAATCGGAAGCACTAATCATAAACAGGATTATATTTATCACCCATTGCCTCAATCTTATATTTTTAATATTTCCGGCAGACGTTTTGAAGTTACCGAATTAAAGTTTAAATTAAATGAATCCGAAAATGATGTTTTTTACGAATTGGATTTTCAGGATTTGTTGAAACGACTAAAAAACGGGAGTAATTAAATATGAAATATTTTTTGACTTTTGTTATTTTTATTGCTTGCTCATGCACCGAAATAAGACTTCCTGAGAGCGACGATACACCGCCAAGCGTATCTCTTAATTCTGTCTACGATATGCGTAATATTTATGGCGGTATCGGTTTTGATAGATGGGAAGTTAGAAATGATCGAGTAACAACCTTTCCATTTATGCACAGGAATTTTTCAAATGTGTTCTGGAATAAGGTCAAAGACATAGAAAGCGGTGCAAGAACGGCAAGAATAAGAGGCAATATTCATTTTCTTTGTTTCGATAAAAATGGTTTGGCAATCTCAAGAGAAGTGTTTGCCTTGCCTTCGAGTTTAAATACGGAATCGCCATTTGTCGAAGTCGGTGATTTAGTTCTTGAATCTAAAATTGCAATTACTTATTTTAGTATCGATGAATTAGATTGTGTTTGCAGGGAAAGAGATTCAAGTCTTACGGCCGGAGCTATTCGCGCTGAAATATGGATTGATGGATTTAATTATTATAATGGTTGGAGTAATAAATTTTATGGAGAATTAAATTTTGAATCTGAATAGAATGGAAGGTGATGCTATTCAAAAAACTGGTGAGTATAAACACAACATTATCACTATTATTATTAATTTTTGTTTATTAGCAGTGTCATAACTTAATTAATTTAAATTCTAATTTACAACTATGATTTGGGTTAGTTAAGATGTTTTGTTGAGCGGATTAAAGTTTATTCTTTAATCCGCTTTTTTTGTGTTGTATATTCTTTTAAATAATTGACGGTTAACTCACAAGTGTCGCCTTTCTTCTCGCCCTGGTTAACCGTCAGGAATGTGAGGGGGAAGGCGATTTTAATTTAAGGAGTTATAAATGCAAAATTATAAATTCCATCCAATCGCCGATTGTTGGCCTTTGCTTGAAGGTATCGAATATGAACGATTAAAGGAAAGTATTACCGAAATAGGATTGTTACACGAAATAACTATTTTAGGAGAATATATACTTGATGGTCGCAATAGATACCGGGCTTGCCTTGAAACAGACACGGAGCCGAATTTTATTCTTTATACTGGCAAAGATGATGAAAGCAGTCTTATTGATTTCTGTATAGCTTGCAATGATAATAGACGGCATTTAACGACAGGGCAAAGAGCAATGATAGCTGCGGATTTGGCGAATATGAAACGAGGCGGTGATGGTTCTAATCAATACAAAGAAGCTAATAGCTCAAATGATCTATTAGCTATAGATCAAAAAACCGCCGCAAAAAAGATGAATATTTCTGTGCCGTCTTTAAAACGAGCAAAGAACTTAAAAGAGAATGCGCCGCATTTAGCTAATAAGGTTATTAAAGGCGCAAATCTTAACAATGTCTTAAAGCAGCACAAAAAAGATGTGAAGGCAAAAGAAATTAAAAGGCTTATTTTTAAAGCAAAATCAAGTCGATTAGTTACAAATCTTTTCAATATAGATTTCAGGGATTTCTACAAGGATATTAAGTTTGATTTTATTATAACCGATCCGCCGTATCAAAAGAAATATTTAGACATTTACGGATATTTAGGTTTATTCGCAAAAGACTATTTGAAAGAGCATGGTTCCCTTTTGGTTATGTGTGGGCAATCATATTTACCTGAAATATACAAGATGATTTCTCAATCATTAACCTATAATTGGTCTTTGGCTTATTTGACTCCTGGCGGACAATCTGCACAATTATTTGAAAGGAAAGTTAATACATTTTGGAAACCCGTTTTATGGTTTGTAAATGGGAAATATAAAAAAGATTGGATTGGGGATGTTTGCAACTCAAAAATTAATGACAACGACAAATCATTGCATACATGGGGCCAATCGCAAAGCGGAATGTCTGATTTAATGAATCGATTCTTAGAGCCTGGAATGGTAATTTGTGATCCGTTTATGGGGGCAGGAACAACCGGAATAATCTCAAAAGAATTAAATTGTAATTTCTATGGAATAGAGAAAGATGAAAAACATTTCAATGTGGCAAAGGAAAGATTAAATGCCTGAAGTGAGAGAAGAAAGAACCGGCTGGCGAGACTTGGAATTTTCACATAGGCATAGAAAATGGGGATGGGATTTGCCTATGGTTGATATTGATTTTCTTGTGGCTGAATATGATAAATCATTGCCAATTGCTATAATAGAATATAAACACGAAAAGGCATCCATTCAAAAAACAGATTCTTCAAGTTATAAAGCACTTTCATTTTTAGCCGATAATTCCTTAATACCTTTTTTCTTGTGCCGATATAAATCGGATTTTTCTTTATTTAGATTAACATCAATAAGCAAATTTGCGCAAGATCGTTATAAGGGTTTCAGAGACTTCACAGAAGAAGAATATGTAAGATATTTATATGAATTGCGCGGTAAACAACTACCACATCTTGATCTTTTTCATAAATTATAACTCAATAAAACTGAATTTCATCCTTCCCGCCCAAGCAAAATCATAGTTTATTAAAATCCATTTTTGAGTATTTACGGTATTATCAAGAATTATATCCGCCAAGTCTAAATGCTGAACATTTTTCACATCTCCCAATTGTAAACTAATGCCATTATAATAAGTTAGAAAAGTTAAAATCCATTTCTGATTGTTTAGCCAAGCCACAATCCTTGAATTTGTCAATCCCGCTGCCACGGCATTTGAAATGTAGTTGTTTTGGCTACTCACTACATCCCCTGTGCCATCAAATTGGGTAAAGAGGTAGTCTGATGTGAATAATCGCCCGTAATTCATTGAGCGACGTTTTACGATTCCTCTGGGGTCACTTCTGGATTTCTGAAAAGTGCCTCTCATTATCGGATGTTCATCGAAAGAATTACTTGTAATTGAAGCCGAATCTGTGAAAATATCTTGATTACCTGGCGTATCGGTTCCTGAATCAGAAAACACTTGCGCCGGATCTGAATTAACAACCAAAGCCTCACCGTTTGGAGTGATTGTAATACCGATATTAAATGCTTGCGATATATCCCTCAAAATATTCTCACCGGATTGTTGCCTGAATATTGAAGTCGCAATAATTTCCAGTTTGGATGTTGTTTCAAACCTATCAAAAGAATCGGTATTTATGGCCGTAAATCCAAATTTATCTCGAAATAGTGATTCTATAAAAGTCGATGGTGTAGTAATGGCATTACCCAAAGTATATCTACCATCAAATGTAGATTCAAATTCCCGACCAATACACTGGCAATACAAAGCCTGTTCATCACTGCCCGGATCATAAGGCTGCAAATCCACCGCGAAGATTAAACCGGCTATTTCAATTCTGCCGGTATTGGTTGTTTGAATTGAAAGATAAAAATCATTTAAATCTTCCAAAAATATACCACCTGGAGCAGTCACCGGGATTTTTACCCAGGTATTTAAGGCGGTTCCGGCATTAATTACAACTTGTGTTCCATGCACGGAATTATCACTTTTTTTCCTTATTGATGCTGTGCCGTCTGCTGTTCTGGCAGTCATATAAAAATAACCATCAATCTGGCCGACTTGATCCGAATTTGTGAAACCGGTTATATTGAAATTGTGAACGTTTACCGCAGTTCCAAAGGCGCTGTCAGCGAAAGCTGATGTTGCGCTTAATCCATCCAGCGCAAAATCGATATTGCCGGTCAAAGCATCAACACCACTTGAATAGCCAGCACCTCCCCATAATATCAATGTTGCAGAATTATCTTGAACCGTATCACCATTCAGGCGGTTAATTGCAAATTCAGATCCGCCGGATGTATTTGTCGTTGTTGTATTATCGGCGTTTAAGTGAATCCATCTTCCCTTTCGGCGGAAAAAATAAAAAGCATGCGGTATGTTAGACACTCCAAAATTATCAGCGGGAACCTGATTCATTAAATGATCCGATATACTAAAAAAGAGTTTGTCACCATCAAGGCCTGGTGAGGTTGATGGATCACTCCGATTATAAGGTACAATACCTAAACCATTGCCCAGGGTATTGAAATCACCGAAGAACGTGAAATCGATTGCAGATGAAAAATTACCATATTGTAACGGAATGCCGATATTTTTATTGTTTAAATCCGCCCCAGGTTGAGCGTCAATGATTAAAGTTTGTGGCAATGGTGGAAGGTTTTTATAATGACGGGTTTCCAGGTTCATTTTTAGCAAATCTTGAGATTCATTGTAACTTCCCACAAATCCATCGAAAAGGATTAAATTGTCTGCCTCGTTATTTAATGCGGTATCGAATTTTAAACCAACTTCCACCGCCGATTCTGTCAAATCAGTTCCGGCACCCAGATAAGCATTTCTTAAATTCCCTCTATAATCCGGCTGCGAGAATACAATAGTTGATACACTGGAAATTCGATTTAATAATTGTGGTATCGATTGAGAAATTGAACCGATAGAGCCAAAGCGAATGAAATCAAGATAAGCATTGGCCCCCAGTGTATAATCCCTTGAACCTACCCGAATCACTAAATCCGTGAAGTTGATTAACAATATAGGTTTGTGGCCTTGTTTATCTTTCTCGGTTGAAAGTTCTGTGGTTAAAGTCAGCGCCATTATTACACCTTTCGTTTCACGTGAAACATTTTTTCCAATTTAAAAAACCTTCAATGTAAAAACTATGACGTTTTTAAAAGGTTAGATGTGTTAGGTAACATATCTCAAATATGCTAAGAGCACCTTTTTAGGCTGTTTTTGGTAGTCTTATCGTATTTTCTTATAAACTATTTCTTTAATGTCTTGACATTAATGCTTTAGTTGTTTATTATATAGTGAGTTTAAAAACAAAACGGAGAAAGAAAATGAAAAAGTTTCTGAAAATTGACGGCAAAGAAATTGAAACCAAATTGTTTAGAACATTGAAAGCCGCCCAAAACTATATGGCTAAACACAAACATTCAGAAATGATTTATTATCGCGCCCACGAATATTATGTATCCGTTAGTTGAATCAACAAGTTAATTTAAAAGGAGAAAGTTATGAAAAATTATTTAGATAATTGCCCATGTGGTTCAGGTGAATGCGCTTTTGCTACTTATGATAATCACAATATTTTTGTTTTCTATTCTTGCGATGCCTGTGATGAGAATCAGCGTTTAGGTTATGATCCTGTAATATTCAATGATTATGAAGCATACGAAGAAAAAGTTATTCAATCGGGAGAAAGTTTTCAATAAAAACGGAGAAAGAAATGATCATCGAACGGATCAACCACGCAACTGAGGAAGATTTGGAAATCATTATATCGGAACTATCTCGGAATTTATTTTCCGTCGCATTGCGAGATGCCGATGCCAAGCTAAATCTTCCAAGCGTAACGCTATTCAAAACCAAGATCGCCGCCCAAGATTATGCCGAGCAGTTGGCGGGATTAATTAACTAACAAAAGAAGAAAAAAATGCCTGACAAAATTATAAGCTAGGCAAACAAAGAATGGTTAATACCCGCAATTGATAAACAAATGACTCATCATGAAGCACGAAACTTTATGAAAGAATTAGGTTATGGCTGGCGCTTGCCATTCCTTTTAGAAATAATGCCATTAGTTGTAAATGAAGATGTTCTTAAGGAAACTGTAAAAGTTTTAGGGAATGAATGGGTATGGCTCAATGACAAATTCAGCGCCTCCCGCGCGTGGCTTGTCAGTTTCGGCAGCGGTTATTGCAATCACCTCAGTGTTGACATCGGTTACATCTACGTTCGTGCGGTTCGTTGCGGGCAATCATCTTGATTATTTAGATTAAAGAGGAGAAAAAATGAGAAAGATTAAAGAGTATTACTTTGATGAAATAGAAGAAAAGGAAATTAAATATATAATAATTTCATATTTCCGGGAGGATGAAAGAAATCAAATTCTAAAATTTGTAAAAGATTTTGGATATAAAAACACCAACTTTGTGATAATAAATAATGTCATAGAGAACGGTCACATTTTGGCAATTGAATATAATATACAACTATATTATGGAAGGTAAAAGAATGAAAAAACCCAAAAAACTTGGCGCACCACACAAAAAAAAATCACTGAAAACCACTCCGGTAACTTTGAGATTGCCAAATTATTTGAATGATTGGCTGAATAAAAATACCAAAAACAAAAACAAGTTTATCAAAATTGCTTTGCTGAATAGTGATCCGGGATTGAAAATTGCCGGGCTTAAAGCCGGGGAAAAATGTTCAGATGATAGCTTTGATCAAACATTGGAAGAATTAAAAAAATGAGGGAAAATAAATGGTCATGTATTATTTTGAATATGAAACCGAAAAACTAAGTCAGGAATTTGATAATCTGAATACCGCTATTTGTTTTGCGATCATGGATAGAGAAAATGAAACTGGTCAATTTATTACAATTCAAGATGATTTAGGCAATATTATTTTAGATAAAGAAAATTTTCAAGAAATTTATGAAGAATTTACTGTATATCTTTCAGGCTGGTTGTGATAATAAATGAGGAGAAAGAAATGGAATGGAAAGACATTACTTCTTATTCGAGAGGAGATACCGAAAAAATCCCGCTATGGTGGAAAGCGGAAATTAAACACATTCGCTTAACAGTGGGTAATTATCATACCTATTATCCCGATAAGAAAACATGGTTAATGCACTGTAAACCCTGGTATGATACTCACATTTTAAAAGCTAACAATTTGGAAGATGCCAAAAAAGAGGCGTTGGGGTTGGTGACCCAAATACTAAACGATGTTTTAAATCAAGTAAATAACAAATACAAATGACTGACTTAGAACTATTCACAAAAAAGGTTCAATTCGTGAAACAAATTAGAATCACTGCAAATAACGAAGGTAAAAGAGGCGGATTTGTAAAGTGTCAATTCTGCGAATATGGTCATGTCGTTTATCAAATTAAAGGATGCAAGCGGCATATCCAGGCGGTTTGCACAACGGAAAATTGTTTAACTGTAATATTGTGAGAGAAAAATGGGAAAGAATTTAATTAAATTGCCACAATATTTAAAGGAACATCCTAAAACCGTAATTTCAGATTTTGATTCCAATCCTCAAATAAATAATCAAGTTGTAAGAGATTTAAAAAAATCAGATCAATACGGAATTTATACTGCGTCGGATTTTATCGGCTATGTCTGGTGGGACAAAAATAAAATAAAATGGTTTTGCGAAATCTATAAAAATCATTTGCATATAAATACTGTACAAGAAAAAACGATTGGGAATATAATATTTCAAGTACGTACAGTTATCGCATGTTTCCAAAATAATAATAAATTTTAATTTTGTGAGGTAAAGAAATGAGTTTTAATGTTATTAGAAATTAACTCTCATCCTTCAAAAGAAAGCTAACGCTAAACCGATTCGGTGAATTTTCCACCATATTGAATCTATCTTGCCAAAGCCTGACCGTGCGGCTTTGGCTGTTTTCATCCACAAAAGTAAAATCACTCTCACTCCAATTTACATTTACATGCTGAAAAAATGTTTCCAAAGCTGTTTTGTTTGCAGCCGATAAGCCTGTAAATGGGGCATTTATAAAATCATTCTGAACGTTATAAGAAATTACCTTTGTATTTAATCCTTCCGTGTCATATCTATGTTGATAAACTTCTATCGGTTCCGATATCGGAAACACCCGCCCCCGGTCAAACGTAACAGTAGTTACTCCGGTCTTTTGGAATTCAGGTAAGGCCATTAGTTCAATTCCCTCATGTTTTTAAAAGTCATTGATATATTAAATCTGTTCGGTATTGTTACACGTGAAACAATAGAATTCTGCCATAGATAAACTTCAAATATTTTCAAGTCTTCATTGGTAAAAAAGAATAATTGCTTTGAATAATTCATTAAAGGATTTGCAAAGAAACTAAAAATATTGTCTTTATTTACTTTGCTAATACCTTCCAAGTCAAATTGAATCATACCGGTTTGTGCCGCATAAGAAATCACCTTGGATTGTAAACCCTCGCTTTCAAAACGTCTTTGATAGGCGGCTATCGGTTCCGTTATGACATAAGTTCTGCCGCGATCAAAAAAGACGGTATCAACCCCCGGTAACTGAAAACTCATACGATCAGTGGGCGAAAGGATTATTTGACCGAACCCACGCCTTAATAGGTGCGGTATATCACCATCAAATACCGTATTACCGAATCCGGCAGTTACTTTTAAGGGGTTAAGTGCCATAATCTATTTAAAACTCCCTGAACACTGTTGAATTACCAAATTATCGTATTCTATTGTGACTTGTCGGGTTAGTATCATCATCCATCTGGAAAGCCGCTGCCTCCGTTGTTCCATCAAGTCTCCTTGCTCTAAATTCGAAATTCACATATTGTGGGTTTTGTACGATTGCTAAAACTAAATTTAATATTTGACTCACACTGGCAATGCTACCAACGGCTCCATAACCTTCTGCCAATGTTACCTGCTCATTAATTCGTTTCCATTCTACATCAGAAAAATCTTGAACTTTAGAATTAACATTTGTGCCATCAAAAACAAGCTGGTGGGATTTCGATAAAGAAAATCCTGTTGTATTGGTAGTGGGTAATCCGGGCAATAATTGAGACATATTAATATCAACAGGGTTTGTGATATTATGTACTGTTCCGATTGTAACACTGGATTGATCGGGATTTAAATCAACAAACTCCGGCGTTACCGCCTTGTTTAAAACAAGTGTTAGGGAATCATCTATCGCTAAAGTGAAAGATGTTGCGCTTTCAATAGTGTAAACTTTCGTCGTTGCGTTGTAATCTGTGATCTTTCTGATATTGAAATTAGAAGGATCATTCGATTTGAAAATCAAGGCATGTGAACCAATCACACTATCGTTATTTAAGGGACTGCCTGGAACTGTAAATTCTGTTTGACTTGCCACTGCCGTTATTAGTTTGCGCGGATCGAAAATTATAGCTTGGAGTTTGTCTCTTATATCTAAAAGCGGAACCGCCGTTTGTTGGTCTACAATCAAGGTAAAAGTATCGGCTGTAGTTAATGTAAAAGTGGGAGCTTGTGATATTGTATATGTCGTTGTTGATGAATCATAATCGTCTATGCGAATGATGTTCCACTTTGACAAATCTCCGCCCTCATATATTATGACATGACTATTATCGACACCGGCATCAATGCCGGGCGATTGAGATGTGGGCTTAAAAGTTGTTTGCGATAAAACCTCAGAAATAGGCTCATTTGGCGCGAATGTCAAGGCGCGAATATGATCCAGCAATAAATCCGTATCATCTGAAATTGCTTTTAGGCTGTCGGTTGCCTCATTAAATCCAGTGCCTTTTATTTCGTTTAAAACCGGATCGGTATCGTAGGCAATATCCCTTCCGCCGCTATTGGTTAAGAAAGCATACCATAACCCTAAAATCCTGGTAGCCTTTCTTATAACAATTCTATGCAATCCGGTTTGGACTCCGGCATGTGCAGCGGAAACATAAGCACCAGGGACTTCTGAATCTGAGGATGCTAAATCCGTAGCGATTGCTACACCGGTATTAAGTGGATAAATATCCATGACCACGCTTGTTAATCCGGGGGGTGCTGCTGCCATTATAATACTTGACATTAATTTAAATCCTTTGCAAATAATCTTATATCGGAAATTCCAATATTAAGGAATTCACTTGAAAAAATTTTGCTTATTAAAACTTGAAAATTATTATCGATTATTGCTTCAATATGACCCAATAAGTGGTTTGTTTTGTTATATGTTCCACTTCTGTTCGTAATTGAAAAATCAAAATTCTCTGTAGAAAATATGTTTGCTGCGCTTGATATTTCCAGGTTTATTTCTCCATCATCGCCCTGCGCCGATTGTGAATCGTAATTCAAAATAAACGACATCTGTATTTTTATTCCCCCTGCTATTTTTTGAATAAATGTTCCATCAAAATGGTTTAATAGTCTTGGAACCTGCCCGGCTATGACCGGCTCGAATCCAAAATTCAATGCTCTATCGGTAATGGAACCCAATTCCTGCCCCCTCCATAATTCAATTTTACTTTCTACTACTGCAATATCCGGCCTGAAATGAAAGAATAACGGCATATTAAATACTGACGCTCAATAATGTTCCTGTTATATCTTCATTAATATTTCCCGTTGCAAATTCTTCTATGGCGTTCACTGAAAAAGTTTGACCCACAACAGCACTTAAAATTCCCTCTGCTTGAGCAGTGTTGCGAAATGTCCCGATTCTCGGAGTAGAAAAAGAATTATAAAAACGCAAAGCTGATATTTCTGGTTCCACCGAAAACCCTATTGATATTTCCGCATCCACATTGTTTGCCAGTGCGTTGTAAGTTATCAATGATGCAACATTTAAAACAAAACTTCCGGTTATTTGTTCTGTAAAAACGCCCGCCGAGTGAGTTAGAAGTTGAGCAGTTTGGCCGGTGAATAATGGCACGAATGTAAATACAATATTTTGCGTTCCCGTTAATGTGATTATATCGGCACCCGACCACAATTCCACATAAGGGGGTATTTTATTTGCTGTTAAATTCAACCATAAATTTAAACCGTCATCGTAAATCCATTCGGCATTTGCACCAGTGCCAAACAAAACCGCAATACCCGATACAATTTCTAAATCCAGAGGGGTTTCAATGTCGGGCACACCGCCATCGACAAACACAAAATTATTATCATCGCTTATTTTTTTAACTGCAAACGGATCGCCATTTTCCGGGTTTACCGGCGCTGTTATTGTAACATCTCCCAGGGTAGTATCTACTAAGACCAATTCCCCGACCTGTGCGGTATATGCCCCGGTTTTGACTCCCGTTACTAAATATTGTGGTTCCTGGAATAATGGCATTATTCATTTGTTTTCTTTTTAAAATTACTTTCAATCATCTTCTTTAGGGTTGGCATTGACACACCACCGGCGACAAATATCAAGACATAAGGCATTAATTGAATCGGTATTTGTGACGCCGTTTCAATGCCTGATCGCATCATTTCAACGTATGAATAAGAAATGTAGGATGTTAATATTATTGAGAACACCCCAAACAACATTGAGAGTAAGCGGGTAGATGATCCTTTACCTGACGGTTCGCTTAGATAATTTTTAGACATTTTGCGTATGTCCGTTATCTACCATCACGCAAAAACCTCCATCACTTATCTTTTTGATGACAAACACATCTAAGTTTCCTGGATTTGCAGGAACCTCAATAATCATACTGGAAAGCGTTGTGTCTACAAAATTAAGATCACCCGCTTTTATAATATATGGTTCCGCTTTTATCGATTTAATTGATTTCGTAACCATTACGCCGCCTCCTGATCTGAAATAAACAATCTCACCTCTGAAATATCCATTTGTAATAATCCACCGCCGAAAACTTCTGAAATAGTTACTTGAAAGGTTCCCGATGCGGCCGCTTGCAGGAATCCCAAAACATGAGCGGTTTTGTCATATTCCCCCTGCCTGTTCGCAATAATAAATCCATGCGAGGGGGTAAAAAACATATTTGCCTTTGTGGTAAGTTCCATCTTAAATTCACCATCTATCCCCTGTGCCGAGTTAGAAGTAAATTTAACGATAAATGATAATTGCAAATCTAATCCCTTTGTGACGCTTTCCGTAAATGTTCCGGCAGAATGAGTAACCAGCGCCGGGGTTTGACCCCCGGATAGTGCCGTAAACGAAAACACCAGCACATCACTTGAAAAATCATTTACCGGGGTTGCTTCCCATAATTCCGTTATCATTGGCCTACCTGAAAATTAAAATTTATGTTCTGTTGTGTTGCCTGGCCGTCTATAGTTTTCACTCTTAATTCATTATCGTTCGGTATATCATATAACAACGGAATATCCAGGAAAACAGGCATATAATAACGTAACCCCGTCACCGTAAGAGTAACAGAATTTTGACCCGCCGATATAGTTCCGCTCCCTTGCGCTTGTAATCCGTATTCCTGAAAATTATCTCCCCATCTTATTATCGAATTAACTTGCTGAGTGTCGCATATAACTCCGCTAAATTTCCAAAAGTCGGCCCCGTTAGCTTCAATGGCGCGTCTTATAACAGGATTTGTATATCTACCTTGCCGCCCATGAATCACAAGACCAGATATTGATCCATATTGGCTATTTAGATTTATATTAACGACATTACGATCAATCGATGAAAATATAGCAAATTTACTTTCACTGTCGGGTTGTGTGCTAAATGCTTGTGATAGAAAAACTGTATCCTGATTACACGAATCTCTTGCTTGCACGAAAGAAATCCTTTTTGAATCCTGGTTGCTGCCAGGTCCCGTTATTATGTGAAACGCTTTACCGTTAATTAATTTATAATCTGCAAGATGAATATTTCCAGGAACAAAAATTAATTCATTTAATGATCCTAAAATATCTCCTTCGACATAAGCCTGATATGGATCGTTTACAATATTTCCGTTTAAAACAAGATAATCAGAATTATCATTTACATGAATTGCAGAGCCATATATTTTATGAAATTGATTGTTTGATCCCGTAACAAAATTAGCGTTTTGAATATGAAGGCCAATATTTGCGCCCCAAATCCAATTTTCATTTAATATTACTCTTGCATCAAGTTTATCGCTATTATCACCGATATAAAACGCTGAATGGCCTACAATCTGCTTTCCTGGATTATCAAAATTAAAAATGTAGTTTCGTGATATTATACAATTATCGCTGCCATTCTCAACTTGAATCCCAATATCACCATAACCGATACCGATATTGTCTGTTATGAAAATTCGATCACCGTAACCATTATCAATTTCGATAAGACCATCATGCGCATTAAATAAATTGTTGTTTTGAATCCTCACATCAGACGGTTCTGCGCCCGTCGTGATTTGAATTATATTCCTGCCAAAATTATCGAAAGTATTATTGCGTATTATTTGTCTATCGCCCGAACCAGCTACACCATGCCCCGTAAAATTGATAAAATGGCAGTTCTCTAAAATCATATCGGTGCCGTTACCCGTAGACATTGCACTAATGAAATTCCCGTTTATATCGGTTTCATTGCACCCATCCACTACAAAGCCGCTAATGGTAGTGCGTGAATGGTTGCCCATCTTAAAAACATGCCTATCACGATAGTTGCCACCGATTATCAAAGTAGTAGAATCGCCTTTAATCGTTCTTACGTTGCTATTTGAAATGTCTATCATTCCATAGATATAATAACGTCCCTTGGGCAGTATCAAAATACTTTCATTTGCTCTCGCTATAGCCTGGTTAATAGATATTGAATTATCAATAAAATCATCAGAAATCAAGGCGGGCCAGCTAAAGGCCGGTGAAATTGCTCCCTGGCTAAAGCCGAATGACACAAACAATAAAACTATTAATATTGAATATCTCATTTGGCTATCCATCCCGTGTTGCCTGTGCCAGATTCTTTTATATACATTGTTGTTGCTGCTCCACCATCTATCCTGAGGAATATCGATCCAATTCTGGCAACCTCGACACCTTCCGGGCTGCCGCTGCCCGATATTATTTTGGGTTGAGCGTTTGTAACGCCAACTAATAGAGTATCTATTTGTACTTGCTTGATTAATCCATACATAGCGCCGGAGCCGAAGTCATAAGGATTTTGGCCAGCCCCTATTAACGCCGATGTGGCTGCCGGGTAATTGTTGACTAATGATGTGCTTCTTCCAAAATCTCTAATAGCTCTTACGGAATGAAATAAAACTGAATTATTCATTACAATGTTACTATCACAGGCTCCGCCAATATCGATACCTATTTGAGTTAATCCCGTTCCCCTTTTACAAACTATTAAATTATTCGCTATAAAATTATGGTCTGATCCGTCACGAACGATAATGTTTATACTGGTTCCGGTTGCAAAAGCATTATTGACAAAACTGTTTCCTGTTATAATCCCAAAGCTGCCGTCATAATCAAAAACTCCACCGTTGTTTGTGAAAGTATTATTTGTAATACTTAAGAACTGCCAATCACCCGCCGTTTCAAGTCCCCCTCTTTCGTTATTGTTAAACTGGCAACCGGTTATAGATAGGGATGCAAACAAATCCCCAACCGGAGCAGCCGGCGCTAAGGCTCTAAATGCGGTAAAAGACGAACCGCTTGCAACAAATTTACAACTGTTGAATATAATATCTTTATGATTGCCCGCACCAACTAAAACACCGAAAACACTATTATTTTGAACTGTTACATTTGTAAAAAGAATACCTCGGCACTCATCATTCAGGTCAATTCCGCGATCATTATTTGCAAAAGTGCATCCCGAAAAAGTAATTGCTATAGTTGAATCCCCATCGATTTTACAACCCGACAAATTCAAATCGCTGGTTAATCCTTCAATTAAGATATCGTGGCCTCTAAATATAAATAGGCCACTTTCATTATTACTGAAAGAGGTTGTCTCGGTTATGTTTGAAAACTCAACATCCACTAAACCTATGCCATGCAAGCTAAAAGCGCCCGATGTGAAGACATTCTCAATGGTTAAGAATTTAACTTTTTCCACATCAATGTTAACGTCTGGCGCATCCTCCAAGATCATACTTGAAAGTTTGATATGATCGCCTCTTTTTATCAAAAAGATGGCAGAAAAGGCGATAGAGGTTACTCCGGCGTGACGTATTTTCATGCTTGAGACCGTAACGCTGTCAACATCTGTAATATTGAATATATTTATTTCTGGATCATCTGTAAACAGTAAAGTGCCAAAGCCATCCCCTCTTATAGTCCAATTTGTTCCGGCGTTTACAGTAGCCGAACCAATATCATATTCACCCGCCGGATAATAAAGAGTTGCCCGGCCATCTGCGGGCATAGCTGCGGCCGCTCTCAGGATTGCGTCGCCATCGTCGGCAACACCATCCCCTAAAGCCCCCGCCCAGATTACATTTATGATTTCCGCGCTTCCATCGCGCTTCCATACCGAACCTGATTCCGGATGGCTATAGATTTTAACGTGATCAACAGGATTCGTGCTTTCAGGCTTCTTGGCAAATGTTCCCCCACCAAGTTCGTTAGTCCCTGAAAGTTGTAATAATTGTATAGTGGTTCCCGTTGCAACTTTTAACTCGTTTGTGTCTGCTGCTGTTTGTGTTCGTAATCCATTTTCACCATCGCCGCCAAATACAATTAACCCATCAGTACCACTGCCGGCCCAAGTTGTATCTTCCGTTAATCCTGCACCCGTATTTGTGAAAAGTTTATATGGCCCGGTAATCTCTACCCTGAATATATGCAAACGTCTGTCGGGATTTAAAACACCCGTAACAGTCAAAGCATCAGAAACCGTTCCCGGTATGCCTTGCAGTTCGGCTGCCGTAACCGACGAAGATAATCCGATATAAACCGGAGACGTTTCTTGAGCTACACAGTAACTTGACAATAAAAAGACTAAAATTAAAATAAACTTTTTCATATATTCCCAATCACGTTAAAAGTGTCTATTTCTGTAAATATTTCATCAGTTCCATCTATGCCGTGAAATTGTAGTTTCCATTGCCCGGAAATATCTATTTCCTCTTTTAATGCTTTATAAATTACAACCCCATCCGTGCCGTCTGTTTCAAATGAGCCGGTTCTTATCATTGTTGAATGATTTGTTTTCTCGAATCTAAATTCAAGCGTAGTAAATGAATCAACTGGCCTGAATGTGCCACCATCGGTGACAGTTATTCTAAAAACGGGTGTGGATTTTAATTGTATTTCAATATTTTCAGCCATTTATAATGTCCAGGTTGAAGTTTACGGCCTCTTTCGCTTCCTGATTCAGGTTAACGTTTAAAGCCTTCAATTGAAAATTAGGATTAAATGCCTCTTGTGCAAAATCAGCATTTAAAGCCTCTAACTGAAAGGCCGGATTAAATGCCTCTTGTCTAAAGTCGGCAAATATTTCAAATAAATCAAGTTCGATTCCTTGTAATGCAAAAAATTTAATATCGGATATATTGAATTTAACAAACGAACTTGAAAATATATTTTGAATGTTTATTGTAAATTCAAAATTCGTGGAAGCCCTAATATTTGCGAATAAATGATTTGTTACATTATAATTTCCCGATCTTCCCGAAATATAAAAATCAAAACATTCGGTATCAATAACTTCTGAACCATTCAAAACATCGATTTTATATTGACCGTCGGATTGCTGCCCTGATTGACTTTCGATGGTTATTACAAAAGACAATTGTATTTTTAATTCATCATTGGTTTTTTTCCTAAAAACTCCTGAATTATTTTCTAATAAAGTATTCATTTGACCCACAGAAACCGGAACAAAAGAAAAATCAATTGTTTGATTATCAAAATCAATAATATCTATGCCTTGCCATAATTCAATTGTCATCTAATCACCTCAACTTGCCGACCTTCAACTTCTATTTTCAAATCGCCGTTGTTGATTATATCGGCGAATGTGTTTTGAAATTCCGGCGACTGCAACACTCTTTGTGCCGACAATTCATCGAATCCGTTAAATGCGATATTTATGTTAGTAGATGATTGCTGGACGGGTGAAAATGTGGATTGTAGTGGTTCCGGGGAAGCAATAAGACTGTCTACAATATTACGGTTATTTTGCACCGATGAAGCGGGTATGACCGCCTCTCCGGGCGTCAACATTGATGGAACCGTATCAGTAGTCTTTATACCGCCTGCCTGGAATCCTTCAATCTGTGGAACTATACCGCCTTTATCGAATGCTAATCGAATCAATGAAGCGAAGCTACCTACGCCGGGAATTAAAGAAATCAATGATAGAGCGCCAAGTCTGGCCGCTAAAGCTGTAGCCTGTCTTAGTATGCTGGAAACCAGATTTCCGAATGCCGTATTTGCTATATTAAAAGCATTAACAAAAGAATCCGCAATAGTATTGGTAATTTCACCAAATGCCTGTAATGCTTCACCCTTAAAAGCATTTTCAATATTTACTTTAATCAATTGATCATTTATTTTTTTAAACGCATCCTCTATTTCTTTAGTATCGGTTTTGACCTCTTCCAGATCGATTTCTGTCAAAGTCAATTCTTCTAATTCTTTGTTCACCCCGGCCATTGCCTCAGCAAAATTGTCCGCCTGTATTCCTAATGTCTGTAAATCAATGAGTAAATCCTGTTTATCTATTGCCTCAATTGTTAACAGTTCTGACAACTCATTTATTTCTTTAATTGCATCACGAAAGGGGATAAGCGAATCAAGAATATTCCGTGGATCGGTTGTCCCTAAAACGTTATCCAATATTCCTTGACCCGGCAATGGTGTAGCTTGTATCCTATCTCTTTCGATTAGAAGGTTTTTATTTGCTTCAATTAGTTTAGCTATTTCGTCAACGGCTGGTTGCGCATCAACATCCTTTAAAGTATTAGAGAAATCAACTACATTGTCGATAACTCCTTCGGGAAATAACGACGCGACAAAAGCACTAAATTTATTAAATTCAGCACTTATTTTGTCAACTTCTATCTTTGTATTACGTGCTATTCCTTCCGGGATTAAATCAGAAAAAAACTTTTGTAAGCTGTTAACGGAATCGCTTGATAAAATATCCTGGATTCCGGTTTCTATTGACTGCTTTATTTGCAAAAAGAATATTTTAATATCATTAATGAGAATTTGCGCTTCCTGTGGGAATACCCTAATATCATTAATGAGGATTTCAATTAGTGGGCGACCACCAAATAAGGTGCCACTTTGTGCTTGTGTTACCAGGCTATTTACTTGATTAAAAAAGTTGATAAAATCTTTTGTGGCATTCGATAATTGAACACTTAATTGAGAAAAATCAACCGTCTGTATAAATTCATTAAATTCTACGACTACATCACGAACTAACGGTAATAATGATTCACCCAGCTCTGCGGCTGCATCTTTTATCTGGGCTTCTGCAATCCTTAGCTGGTTGGCTAATTCGCCGGATGTTCTCTGGAAATCACCTTGCGCTTTTGTTGCATCTCTAAGGATTGCCTCATAAGCCGCGAAAGCCCTTTGTGATGCAGTTAAAGTTTTCCGAGTGTCTGTTAAGCCTAATTCAAGTGCAATTGTTTGAAGTCTTAGCTCTCTAACATCTGCACCAAAACGTCGTATCGGTTCAGATTCTCCAACCAATGCCGCGCGAATAGCATTTAATGCTTCCTCAACCGGCACATTGTTAAATGAGGCAAGATCGGATGCCAGTGTAACCATTTCATCACTTAACCCTGCCGCTCTTTCTTCCGTCAATCCAAAGGCAACCAAAAGGTTGCCTAAAGTAGCAGTAGACTCCAAAAAGGCTTGAGTGGATAACCCGACAGCCGTCGCCGCGTTTTCTGCTGATTCTTCGATTCCAGAAAATGAATTTACAAATACTTGTTGTGCTTTGTTCGTGGCTTCTACCAGATCACTGGATGCATCGATTATTTCCTTTAACCCTGCAACAATACCAACAAATGCAACAGTCGCGGCAACATTCAAAGCGGTTATACTTCGTTGCAATCCTTCAAATCTTCTTTCAGCCGTTCTTATGCCTTTTGCTGTTCGATCATTAGCTGAAATCGTAACAACTACCCTACCGCCACTTGCCATAACTTTCACCTTTTAAAACGCCTTAACCCAAACTTCGAGAGGAAAGTTTATACGAGCTAAGGCGTTTTGTTATACAACGCATTAGTATATGCGCTATGAAAAACTATTATATAGATTAAAAAATCTTCTTTAGTTACCGGCGATGTCTCCCAATCGTTACATTCACACCAAAATTTTAAATTTTCCAAAGTCGGTAGATAAACGATATACTGTTTTTTATCCCGGCCTGTTTTCTGCCTTTCTTGTTTCCTGGAAATCGCACATATTTCCTCATAAGATTGGCCTATAAAAAAAAGAACCGGATTCGTAAACATCGGTCTTTCATCGCTATTTCCGGCATGGTGCGTGAGCCAACATCTATTTTCCGATTCACATTCCAATTCCTTGTTTTTTTCTTGATGCTTAGGAATACACTTTGACGCACAAAAATTGTTTACGATGCCGAACGAAGCTAAGACTTCCGCTCGGCTTTGGAGTTTTTTACCGGGTTAGTTGCTTTCCCGTTTTTAGATACGCTCGGAAATATTAAGGATTGAATCTCATCTTTAATATCTTGATCTTCTATGAGTAGAAAATTATCATAATTACATTCCAACTCGGATGTTTCTCCATTTTCATTTTCAATTAGAAATCCCTCCCAACTATGCAAGAAATTAGTGAAAACATCTTCCATCAATTCAAATTGTTTCTTCGTAACTTGACCTTTTTCGTCAATATATTTTGTAAAGATATTCTGTTGTTTGCGACCTATCAATTTTGAATATGTTACAAAACATTCTGGCGCACTTTTAAGCTCAACCGTTAAATTTTCTCTTGGTTTTATTATCACCGGCATATTTTTTTTCCTCTCGTTTTTTATCCTTTTTCTCGGTCAACTTATCGTAAAACGCTTGATTTTTTATATATATAAAATGTTCTTTGTGTTGATAAGTTTTAAGCCACTGTTCCAACCCTGCAATAGTAACTTGTTCAGTATATTCTTTTCCATCTATTTTGATAGTTACTATTTGAGATACCCATTTTTCATCAGCCATTTTTATTACTCCGAAAACAATTAAAGATTGAATAAGCCAAAAAATGTAATAATAAAATTCCTATAATTCCGTAGAAATAACCGGCAATAAAAATAATTATATTTTCTATTATCATTTAATACTCTAATGGATTTGCTGAAACCTGGTTTCTTATTAAAAACTCAACATCGTTGGGAACATCGGTTGTTAATGATGTGGGCGTTCTGTCGGCTATAAAATTTAGTTGCGTAGGAATAACGCTTGGTCCGGAAACATCCGCGCCGCCGGTTGTCAAGAATGTTTGTTTCATATCAATAGTATATCCATATTTAAAAGCCGATGATGCTATGGTAGTATCACTTATAAATTCAACTATAATCCTTACCTTTTCGGCATCCAGTAATTTTTGTATTTGCGCGGTTTCCTGAGCATCGCTAAAAAAAGGAAAATTAAAATCCCCGGTAATAGTTCCCAATCTCCCCCAGGGTTGCGATATTAAAGTATTTGTATCCCTATCATTTTGAATTGAAAGGTGAGAATCAAAGGTAATTGAAAACGAATTCAAACATACAAGATTGTCTCCATCCTGCGGAAATGGATCGGTAACATCAGCCATCCAGACTTTGATATCTTCAAAAAAAACTTTGTCTTTATCTCTGTCGGATGGATTATTAAACGCCCAAAATTGGCTTGATGTATTTGGGGCTTGATCCATTCCAATATCTCTTGAAATAATCCCAAAATTGAAACCCACTCCGCCATTAGCGTCGGCGTTTAACGTCATAGTATTTACCATCGCCGATGAATATTGCCAGACATTAGCACCTTTATCGATGGATAATGTTCCCCGCCGTTTCATAGGTTTATCTACGACTGGCGTGGCTCTATCACGTGTGTCTTGTAATCTATCGGCTTTGTCATCATCAAAATAAAAACTATGTTGCCATGCACCGCCGAGTAAATCTACCGGAGATGTATCGAGATTTGATAAACCAAGCGCGGCGGCGATTAAATTAATATCATCATAATATGCCTCAATTGATATATTACCGCCAACACTTTTGAATATTTGATCGGTGATGCTATACCCCCTACCAGTCAAATTGAAATAATCATCATTGTCATTTTGTTGGGTAGGGCGCAAAGATTCACCGTTGAAATGAATCTGATCACCCGGAGCGATTAAGGTCGCAATTCCATAATCTCCGGTTTCAAAAGTATATGATGCTTTTGTTTCTACGCCTGAATGCATTATTCTTTTTTCACGTTTAAAGTAATATTATAATGATTTCTTTGTGCCGCCAATTCCCGAAAACGAAAATAAATCCTTTGTGGCAATTTCACTTTTACGCTATCGGTAAACAAAAAATCGAATGTTTCTTCCGATGTAGAAGTTTGAATCAATGCCCATTCAATACCGGTTATGTCGGGAAATCCCCCGGTACCATAAAAATAACCAATTTCCAATGATGTATTAATGGCATTGGGTGCAACGCCCACAGAATCGGTATATATATTTCCAAAAACTCTAAAATCACGATCTTCTTTTTTTATTTGATAATAATTTGACATTAACGTATCTAATGCCACTGTCGATCTAACCTGCTGAGTAGGCTGGCCTGGAAAAGTAGAGGTTTCCCTGACACTTACGCTATCATCCCAAGTATTCCCATTTGGATATAAGCTATTTGTAGTCTTAACATCAATTTGTGAGAATATGGAAAATGAAAATATCAATAGAATAAATATGATTTTCATTTTTTACCCTTTCTTTGGAATAAATACCAATAACATACTTTTTCAATAATAGTCAGTTTTGACAATTCAAAACTGTTAAAAAATTCTCCCGCCCTAAACCATTTTTCAACTTTCATCACAGTTACAGAACCTTTATAATGAATGCCGATTGCGCCATGTTCCGTAACGTGTATCGAAGATGAATAAAAATCTTCGGGAATTTCTCGCCAAATTTCACGATCTGTGTTTTTAAATTCTTGCACTATGGCGCAACCGTTCTACCATTTTTCGTTTCGATTCCTACTCCGCCAGTAATCGCGGTTGTGCTGGAAAATACCATGTCAGTATTTTGCCCATTGTTAGCAAGTGCGCGAAATTGAGTTACTTGTGGTATAAGGGATGCGCCGGAAACCTGGGCAACGTTAGAAATCACCCTGGTAAATGGGAGATAAATATTAAACTCATCGGTGCCGCGCGTGAATAAAAATTCTACCTGCACATCCGTCTCGGCGGATTGATCCAGAAAAAACTGATTGTCATCATAAAAGGGAAATGTTACTTCTAAAAGAATTTCCAAAAACCCATCCCTTATCGGCTCTGCCGAAAACTTTGGATCATCGCCGGTTAATGGTGTGCAAAAAACCGGATCACTAAGATTGTTATTTATCGTTAAGGTGAAATCCGATATACAAACCCTATTCCCGTCTGTCAAAGCAGCGCCTACGTCACCCATTCTGACTACAGCATCATCCATTGCAACAGGTGAGGGATTAGTGCCGCTCAATCCCGTGACCGCCGCTGGTGCGTTAATAATGCCTGCCTCTCCGGTAATCAATAGATTTTTAGCCACGATAGAAGCGGTTGCTTGTAATCCGGTATCACCCCCCGATGTTCCCGTAACAGCTAATTGAGAAACTTTGGCACCTTGATGCTCCCAAACTGTATCAGCCTTTTTTAGATTTGCGCCCGTAAAGGAAACGTTTAAGGATGTTACCGTTTGAAATTCATTGAAACCCCCGACGTCAAATGTTGCATCGCCTAACCCAAAAAGCCAAAAGTCATCAATGCCTTTAGGATTAGTTACGGATGTATCGTATACCACTTCGATACCTAAATCCCCAGCAACGTTCAAGCCTCCCTGCCTGGTTGTTTTTATTTCGGCAACTCCGTCCAAATAGGTTGAATCAATATTCGTAAAAGCCCTATCAACCGCCTCTGTGTTATAAGTTACAATCGTATCGACTGCCACACCGGTTCCCCAGACAGTTTCTTTGCCAATTGCAAGAATGGTAGATACGCCTTGACCATCAGCCATAATAATTTCCTTTATATTTCATGTGAAACTAAATGTTATTTTCGTCAAATGTAAATTTTATATCAATCAAGATTTCTTTTTCAATGATGTTAGTTTCTCCGGCAATCACCGGGTAATCAATTTCTCCACTCAATCGCAAGGATGAAAATCCTGAAATATTCTGCAAGTCTTTATTTAAAATCATTTGTTTTTTTACGTCGCTGCTAAATGTTTCCATTTCAAGTAATGCTATTCCCAATGAATTTACATCTGTTTCGATACGCTTAAATAAATGCAATGATATTTGCCAATTGTCTGCCGAGTCACCCGTTTTTCCGGTAGTAAATTCACAATTTGTCATCCAGGTGTAAAACGTTCCACGCGGATTAATCCAGATTTCGTTTCCATTAATTGTGTCGGTTGTCGTGTCTGCAAATGTCACCCGGTCGATGTTGGTATTAAAATCGTTCGCTTTTTGAATATCTTGCAACATATCCTGCAATACAATCAAAATCTCCCTTCTAATACTCAACTTTGCACCCTTCTAACGTGGCGTTTTATTTCTTCTGCAAAGATTTTTTCAATATCGCCACGTTTTGTCGCGGCTTCAGCTGCTGGATTTAAAAACGGTCGTTTCTTTTGACCTAATCCGAATTCGTGAAACTGTGCATAAAAAACCGATGTTCCAAAAATTGCCCGGAAGTCATCGCCGTGAATTTGAATCCTTCGTATACTATCTTGTGTTCCACCGGAACCACGCGCAAAGGAAAATTGGCCTATCAATGATCTGGAAAGTCTGCCTGTATCTATATGTATTTTATCGCCACTTGGCGAAGATATTGAAACGCCTTTGGCAAATGTTGACCTTTGTATTTTCGTTGGTTTTCTTGGCGTTGAAATCATAAACTCGTCGGTTGCAATAAAACCAATCTGCTGCATTGAACGTGTTAATGCCCTAAACTTTGCCCGGTCGTTATCAGTCAATTCCGCAAACATTCTTTTTACTCCCGACGAATCAACTCTTGTAAATATTCTTACGGCCATTATGCAATCACGTGTTTAATTCTGTAATGATCTAAAATTAATCTGACATCTAACGGCAATTCATCCCTGACATACTCCAATGTGGCTGCACCGCCACCGGAACCGCCGGAAACAATCTTTCTCTTCAAGTGATCCGTTCCTTCGCCTTGCCCGGAATCCTTCAACCAATGATGCACTAATTTTTGAGCGGCAAGGGTTATATCGTCGGGTAACCCGAAATTCCCATTCGATATATATTCAGTATCACCGGAAAAATCATTACCAAGTTTATATCCCAAAAGAGAGCCAAAACTTTTTATTACATTTATGCCATCACCGAATAATAATGAAAATGTTTCACCTGTCGAAATCTTCCACAATCCTGATTCGTGCGAATAAAAAACGGTATAAGTGCCATTCAAAATTATGCTTGCATTCAACTTTGCCGATATTTCATCTAGGAAATCTTCCGCTGAATAGAATCCAGGGGTTAATACAATCGCATCCAAGCCCCCAGTATCGGATATATCAATCGTATCGTTTTGACCGGTTAAAACTATGAACCGTGAAATACCGCTGGTATAGGAAATTCTTATATTGTTATTACCCCAGGGAATAGTAAAATCAGTTCTTAAAATTCCCTTACGTGATTCGACAACATAATCAGTAGTTTCGATAATACTTTCCGTCAAAAACGCTCTTTCTGGATCAATTGATAATGAAAAGTTGTCATTTGCCGCATTGATATAAATCGGAGAATTTTCCAGAATCAAAATACGTTGACCTGTTCCTGAATAATCTTCAGTTAAATCTTTTGTAATAAAATTTCGTTGACAATAATTCTTAACAACCGATGAAACCGAAAATCGAAGCGCTTCAAGAAATGACATATCCGTATCACTTGATATATTCAACCATTCACGCAAATTATTGATTGTTACCAGATTATAAATCATTGCTTGCGTTTCTTTTTAGATTGTCTCGAAAAATCTTTAGTAATTCCGCCGGTGAATTCTTTCGTTTCTGATTCTTTCAATTCCTTTACGGATGCTGGATCATTTTCCGTAAACAAATTACGCCATTGTTTTAGAACCAAATCCAAATACATCTTTGGAACTTCTATCGAATCACCCTTTGAAAGAATTACAATTTTAGAGCCCGGGTAAAGGAAGCCTCTATAGCTCCCTTTACCTGTATAGTACAATGTCTTGGTTTTCATGTTTCCCTTTTAGCTGGTAGCTAAGTTTATGATAGTTGACAAAAACGGAAACGTTGCGCTTGTGGTATCCCAATGGCTCTTGAAGTCAATACGGATAGAGCCAACCAGAATATTTTGTTGATGTTCAATATCCCTCGCGGTTTCAAGTAACAACGTTCGGCGAATACCAACACTAAAAGCAGGTCGGAACACAAGCGGCAAAGTTGCCAGATTGACCGTTATTCCGTCGTGAACACCGGCGGCATTCAAATCTTCTCGACCGAATTGGGTAGGTATAACCGGGGCATCGTGAATAAACAATAATTCACCCGTTCGGATAGTTGCCCGGTCTGCGCCGAAAGTATTTGCTGCCCATACTTGAAGATCGGTCGAGAATTTCATATTTGTATAGACTTTAGCGCCGGGGTAGTAGGCCAAATCTCTTTGATTCAGTGCGGAATATTGACCAAGTAGGGAATTCAATTCTTCCAATCCGTCAAGTGTGACCTTTGCGCCTGCACCTGCTACCGTTCCACCATCCACGTTCAAGGCCATCATACGAATACCGTCAAAGCCTTTCCTGACGTCGTTGGCTGCGGTTGTGTCGGAGTCCATGTGTGTAGCGGTAGTATCGCCGTTCATAATAGCGTTATCAACACCGCGAGCAATACCATCAACCAACATCCTTTGAATAGTAGGGATTGATGCCGCCACAGTGTCCTCAGTGGCGTTATATGATACGCGAACCCTGGAACCCATACCAACAGTCGCATAATTGAAATTGCCGGTTGGTATAGCTGTGGGTGTAACTTTCGCAGAACCATCACCCGCCGGATCATCGGTTGCAACTTCGGTGATAAGAAACGAATCAGCAAACCCGGCCTGAATCGGTTGAGTAAAAGGATCAGTTGGCATTGCTACTTGATTAAAAGACGGTGCAACCGCTAATGCCATTTGTAACAGTTCCAGGATATTGGAGCTCATTTCGGTTGGCACCCATTCAGCACCGGCAGCGGCTCCACCTGTAGAAATCGCCTTACGCAATTCCGAATCATTATTCCACCGGTTTCCCATTGCCTTAAAGCTCTTTAGTCCTTGCATAATGATACGATAATCGTCTTTCCGTGCAACCGCAAGGGCTTTAGCTGTCAATAGCACCCGATCATTCAACTCTTTCCAGTTCTTTATTAATTCAGCATCTCTTTTTGGAAAGAACTGATCAATTTCAGAATTAAACATTTTCATCTTCCCGGATAGCGTGTTGATATCGATGGAAGAATCTTCCGGGATTTTTGTATAATCTGTTAGAACCGTATTGTCACCATCAACTTTAAACTCGGCGTTTTTCTTCTCTTTTATTTGTTCTTCCTTTTCATTCGTGCCTTGAATAGCCAACATTTCGGCGGCAACCGCCTTCGCCAACTTATCCATTGCAATAGCGTCTAAATCACCCGTAGACTTAGCGCCTTTTTCCTTTTCTTCCTGTACAATTTCTTGTGACTGCATAAAACTTTTGGCAAGCTCTTCAGCTTGTTTCTTCGTAAGGGTTTTTTCTGACATTTTAAACCCCTTTCTTATCTTTACTATTTAATTGAGACTCTAACATCTCAAGAAACTGTTGATCGCTAACAGCTTCCTCTTTTGTTTCTTTGTTTTCTGGTTTTGGCATATCAAGCATTTTTAAAATGCTTTCTATACTTTTTAATGATTGTGTCATCTCTTGCAAGAAACTTTGTTCATCTTTAATTGTTTCTTTTGGAACAGGTGTTCCAGGTGTTCCAGGTGTTCCAGGTGTTCCAGGTGTTCCATTTTCCGAATTGATTTGCTGTTGAGC